AGGCTTCCAATTTCCACCGGTACCACATGCCCGTTAACCTTTAAAAATCTTTCCATATACATTAGTTACCATTATTGTTTGATCTAGTCGATAAAGGATTACCGAAAACTAGGCTAGACCTTCTTTCCGACTCCGCCTGTATCTGGGCTCTCATTTCAGAAGGGTTGTTAGCAACAACCGTTATCTGGTCTATATTAAACCCGCCGTTTAGCTGGTTGGCCCCTGAAACGTTGAAAGATGAACTGCCAGATATGTTGTCGTTAGGTATGTTAAACGCGAAAGCACTCGCGGCCCTCTCAAGCGCTCCGGCTGCATCAATAAGCAACAGGCCGCTGCGGTCAAGGTTGGTCTCTGCATCTACGTTATCGAACGCTGGATCTTCAAAATCTATTGCGGATATTCTGGCCTGAGCGACCTTAAAGCCCTGCGGTATGTTTGATAGGGTCTCGCTGATTTTCTTTGTGCTGTCAGCTATCGCCTCTTCGTCTTTAAGCTGCTCCTTTAGCGCGTCTATTTGCTCTTGCTCCAGCTGCAAGCTCTCAAGGAACGCTTGTTTTTCTTCCTCTGTCGCGCCTTCAAGTTGCTCCGAAAACCTCCTAACGAGACTCCCTATTTGCTCATCGTCGAATGCGTCGAAAGATCTAAGCACATCCGAAAGCTGGGCCTTTATGTCTCCGTCGATTCCGTCAAGGGACGATGATATGCCTGTAAGCTCCGAGAACAATTCCGAGAAGTCTATGTCTCCTATGCTCCCGTCACCAAATATTTCTGTTATCTTTGACCCGGCTATCCCAAGTGACTCAAGAAAACCCGAAAAGAAACCGCCCTCACTTCCAGATCCGAATATGCCGTTACCACCACCGCTCGCGAACGCCCCAATTATCTCTTTTGCCACGGTGTCGAAAGTCTTTTTGGCGGAGTCATCCACCCCGACCGAGGCTGCAAGGTTTGCCCTAGACCTTCTGGCCTGTGCTCGCTCTGCCGCCTCGCGCCTTTCCTCTCTTAACCGGTCCGATCGAGCCTGCCTTTCGTCGGATATAGCCTCCTTAAGTTCTTCTAGGGATTTTCCTGTAGGATCGACACCGAGCTGTCTAGCTTTCGCAAGTGACGCCCCGAACTTTTTAAATTCTTCTTCAAGCTTCTTTCTTTCTGCGCTGTCGAATCCGTCCGATCCATCAACATCTGAAAGATCGGCCCCGGTACCAGAAAGGGTGTCTTCTATCCCCTGGGCCCTGTTTTGCTGACTCCTTCTCTTTCTTGCGTCAGCCTCGGCCTTTGCTTTGGCTTTCGCTCGGTCGGCTGCTGAGGTTGAATCATCTGACCCGCCACCTAGGGCTTTCTTGAAGAACCCACCTATTGATTTTGCGCCGTCCGAGATGGCCTTGCCGATCTTCTTAACCGGCTTTGATATGAAGTCCCCAACGCCCTTGAGTTTGTTTGCGAGCCCAGCCAGAAGGTCGGCTACAAACTTTACTGGTTTAGCCAACAGGTTAAGGGCCGCTCCGACTATCTCTGCTGCTACTTTAAGCTTAAGCATGACCGGGTTAAATTGGATAAAAAGCTCAAGGAGCGGCATGAGGGCGGTAACTATTTCGCTAACAACCTCAAGCATGGGCTCGAGCGCCTTAACTATTGGATCAAGAACGGCATTGAAAGGCTCGAGTACGGTAGATATTAAATCGCCTACTACGTCACCTATCAGCTGCAAGGCTGGACCAAGAACCGTATTTATTATGTCTGTAACCGGCTTAATCACCGCAGTGAGCACATCAAAAACGCCAGCCAGCGAACTAAGTACAGGCGAAAGTATGGAGGTAACAATGCTCACTACGCCCCCAATCGCAACCCCGAGAGTCTCGATAATAGGTGCCAGGAAGCTGGATATAGATCCAACAAGATCTGTTATGGGCGATATGAGCTCAATTATCGGCGATATGATATCAGATATGGCCCCGCCAAGGGCCTCCATGACCGGACCCAGGGCCTCAACGATACCGGCAAGCCCCTCGATTATTGGGGCTATCACGTCACCCACAACCGCCAAAGAGGAGGTCAAAGTGTCCGATATGGCAACCTTCAATATGTTCATCGCATCTATAACTGGCTGCATCGCAGACACGGTATCGATTATGATATCAGCAAGAACCTTGAGGGCACTTGTAGCGAGGAACGTGGTCACACCGGTTAGTGCTTGCTGGCTGTCTATCAGCCCTGTGGTAGAGTCTGTGGCCTTATCTATCTCGTTTGATACCTTGTCGAGCCCAAGGGCGCTGGCTGCGCTTGATATCTTTTTCGACCTGTCGCTGTTATCGCGAACGGTTTGTCTCTCTATCGCGGCCTGGATTTTTAGTTCTTTTCCTGCCTCTATGTCTTTTACGAATTCGTTGTATTGTGACTGGTCTATCACGCCATCGACAAGGAGCTCTCGGCCCTCGTCGGTTATTTCGTTTACGTCGTCCTGTATAGACCTTACGTCGCTCTGAAACTCGGTAAGATTTACTTCTGGCCTTATGCTGCTTATTTTCTGGGCGAAGTCAGAAACCTGCTTGTTCGCCTCCGCTGCGGCCTTTGCCTGGTCCTCCCTTAGCTTTTTTATTCTCTTCTGCTCGTTCTCGTTAACTATTGATATCTTATCTTTAGCTATACCTTCGAGGTCAGACTTTAGAGCCGCAACCTCATCGTCCGTCTTACCGAATTCTTTACCTAGTTCTTCGGCCCGAATAAGAGAAGCTTCTAGCCCCTGCGTTATTTCTTCTATCTCTAGGTTTGCGCCTTTTAGGTCTGAAAGCTGAAAATTGTTAAACGCCTCATTTGAGAATTCCTCGAACAAGTCTTTAACTTCGTCTATCTCTTTGCCTATTATGCCAGGACCAGAGCCACCCTGGCCGCCTCCCCCCGCACCCGACGCACCCGAGAATGCACCCTCGGACGATATACTGCTAGGAACACCTGGACCGACATCATTAGTTACGACCGAAAACTCTTTAGCCTTCTCGGTTGCGGCGTCATAGGCCCTTTGCGTATTGTAAAGTTCAGCGGCAAGTCGATCAAAGCTGTCCGTGCTAAATTTGCCCTGCCTAAGTGAGCTGTCCAGGTCCTGTATGACAGCAGAAAGAAACCGCACACCGACAACGACAGAATTTATCGCATCAACACCGAATTCTAATATCTTAAAAAATACCCTCATCGACCTGACGCCAGCGTCAGCACCCTCGCCAGTCGCACCAAATTGGTTTGCCAAAAGACTAAGTGTCCCGGCTATTTTTATCATTAGCGGGTTAGTTATTTTCCCTTCGGCGTTAAAGTTATTAAAGTTTTTAACGACCTCGGAGATCCCGACCACAACCGGCCTCAGCGCATTATTGAGTGCCGTACCTATTGTTATAACCAATGTGCCGAGGTTCGAATTTAGTATCTCCACCGCACCGTCAAAAGTTTTAAGCTTTTGTTCGTTTAACGTCTTCGCCAGGTCTTCTTTTTGTGCTCTCTTTATTGAGTCCGATAATTTGTCGATACCGGAGGCACCCTGGGAAACAAGGGCCAAAAGTTTAGGACCGGCGCGATCCCCAAACGCTTCGAATATTTTACCAGAGAATTCGTTTGCTCCAAGCTTCTCCCTGGCCTCCTCGAGCTTACCGATGAAACCAGAAAAACCCTCACTCTGTAAAGTCTCAATGTCTACACCGAGAATATTCATCGACCTTCTCGCGTCACCAGTTGCGCCGACAAGCTGAGTCATTACCTTTCTGAGGCCCGTACCGGAGTCACTTCCCCGGATACCGGCATTAGCCAAGAGGCCGATAGCGGTAGACGTCTCCGTCATAGATATTCCAAGACTCTCCGCAACCGGACCCGCGACTTTTATAGACTCCGCGAGCTGCAACAGGTTAGTGTTTGAGCTGGTTGTTGTGCCAAGAAGAATATTGTTTGCATCGGATAATTCATCGACGTTAAGCTTAAACGATGCCATTGCGTTGGTCACAACGTCGGCTGAGGACGCAAGGTCTAGCCCGGCACCGGAGGCGAGCTGTGCTACTGGCAGAAGCGCCCCGACGCTCTCGGACGCACTCAGGCCCGCCTGAGCCAAGAAATCAAGAGATCCTGCCATCTCTTTTGCTGTAAATACGGTCTCCCCAGCAGCCTTAAGTGCCGCGTCAGATATCTGGGTATAAACCTCATCTATCTTTTGCCCCTCTTTCACCATTTTACCGGCTGCCTGGGTTATGCCTAATTCAAATTCTGCGGAGGCGCTTGATAGTTTCTTTATGGCGTTAGTGGCAACGCGGAGCCCCTGAAAAGCAACGAAAGCTTTTGCGGCGTTTTGAATGTTTGCCACAGAGCCCGTAAAGCCCTTTATGCTTTTTCTTGCGTTTGCCGTGGCACCTTTTACCTTAGTAAATCCCGCCTGTAGTTTTCTCACGCCAGACTGGAAGCTGGCCGTGTTCATACCTGCTTTGAATTCTATGTCGTTATTAGGCATTCACCGGCTCCTTTAAAGAAAAAGATTCTCGGGTGCCGATCGCTCCTTTGCCTCTAACCGCATCGCATCGAATCTGGACATACCCTTGAATTTCGATGGTACCATCTCGACCTCTTTTTTGAGTTCCTTTATGCCTAGTAGCTTGTTTGCGGTTATGGTTTCTTCGGTCCAGCAGTTCATTATCCAGGAGGCGTGTTGTGCTATTTTTTTGTATGACTCGGCCTCGTAATCTGCCCGAGCAGAGCAGAATTCGGTCATTTCTCTTATGGTCATCCCGCTATAAAGATCGCCGTTACCGATGACCTGTTGAGGCGTGAGCCCCTGCCGGTAACATCGCCTAACCCAATATGTTGCGTTTTCGCAAGTTACTTCGTATCGGTCGATTTCTTTTTGGGTTGGCGGGTCTTTTTTACGGCTGTTTCTTTTTCCAGCTCCTCGACCTCTTCTTCTTCGTCGTCAGAGAATGCCTCTTCAATCGCAGGTATCACGTCGTTCTCGTAAACAACTACCATTTTTCCGAGCTGCTTAGCGTAAAGCCCCCCGCCACCGATACTGGACATGTAGGCCTGGGCTGTTTTTAAGCACAAAACATCGTAGTTCATATCTACGTCGGAATGTATAAGTTCCAGGATCTCGTCGTGAGTTATGGGGTCTTTTCGCCGCTGACTTGCGCTACCGGAAAAGATAAGTGCCGCAACAAAATCTGCGTCCATATCGAACACACCGGCGGTAGACATATCATTCATTGACTCTATAATCATGATTCGAAACTTGGGTCTCTCTTGATATTTAAGTCTCCACAACTTTTTTAATTCTCTTATTTCAGAAACAGAAAATCTAAGCGTAAATTCCTTACCACCAACAGATACCTTAAACGCGTCTCTAGCTTTCATGACCATAAAAATTCTCCTATAGCCATTTATTAGCACAAAAAAAAGCGAGCACCAAGGCCCGCTCTTGTTTATTTTATCACACTTTACGCTTGAATGTCACGAACCAATCCAGATAGCTGGATATCATAAGTGACCTCTACGCCCTCGCCAAAGCTTTTGTTTTCGTCGTTTGTAGACATAAAAGCTTTAGAGAAGAACTCAGGAAGGCCGGAGCCCGCAAGAAGCGCGAAGTTTATATAGAAATCAACCGGTGTAGGTGACGTTGCCGCCTCAAGCACCGCTTGACCTGGGTCAGCATAACATCGAAGCGCGGTAACGCTCAGTGTGGCAGTCGTCTTACCGATACAGAACTCACGGACAGCGCCGGAATCCATAGTCGTTATATCGATAGTCTCACCGCTTCGGCTTAATCCGAAGGTTTTAATTTTTCCAACCCGAGTTAGGGTTGCGGAGCCACTTGGGCTCGCGTTGAACATTGATTCTCCTGGTACGCAGCACATATCAAGACTCCTTTAGCTTTTCGCTATAATTGTGTTATCTAGTTTATCAACAGCGATAAAGCGAAGCCCGACAGTCGTAGTGTTAAGCTTGATTGATCCGCCCCATGCGCCAGTGTCAAAGTTTGCGTAATAGCCCATAAGCACAGGCTGCGAGGCATCCGTACCTGTTAGTGTTTCGGTTCGGATACGGTTAGAATCCGAAGAGGCACCGCCGCCCGTAACGTCGCATGTGTAGGTTGTCCCCGCACTTCCGACCAAAAAGAACAGTGCAATGTTGCCCGCATTAGGGATCACATATTCTTGGCCAGAAACCATGTCATTTGCTTGGCTTATCGCGTCAGTTGAAAAAAGAGGTTTAGCCTCTGGGTTTGAAGACTTAAAGCCGCCCTCGTCCTTGATAACCGCAAGTCTTGCATCGCCCGAGTTGAGTGCGACTTTTTGCTCGTCAAGTGTATTGAAGTTACGCGGCTTTGTGCCGAACATGTAAGCTGCTCTTGAGTTAATAGCCGTGACGGATATAGTATCCGGACCGCCACCGTCCATCGCGTCTACACCCTCAAAGTCTACCGTTCCGTTTGTACCGTCAGCGTACACAACATATAAGTTGTTACCCGCATTGTCTACCGTATCTGCCGCCGAAGGCGTTACAAAATCAAGAACCGGTATGGCCCCAAATTGTTGTCGGCATGATTGTCTATCTAGTTTAGCCATTTAAATTACTCCTTGTCTTGGACCATTTTAGCCCATGTTCTTGTTTTTTCGTTTGATTAAATAACAGCATCAAATACTCACCGTAACGGTGCCGTTATATGAATTATCGCTAGTGAAATAGTTATAAGTTACGCCGCCTATATCTACTACGGACCCAGCCGTAAAAGCAGAAACAGCACCGTTTGCGTATATGTCCTGCCCAGGCTCTGAGTAGGTATCCGGGACAAGCAAGAAAACGGGCTCGTCGCCTGCGACTACGGAAAGGGAGGCCGATCCGCCGTTAAAGTCTACCGACTCGTAAGAAGAAATAATAGAGACATTGTAGGAGCCAGCTCCGGCGTAAACAGGTAAAATGTCTCTACATATCTCAAAAGAGTAATTAAGCGAAAACATGTACCTATCATCTTCATCCTTTCCTATGTTTATCATGCTATTTATTGCACTGAAATTTCCAGCACCTTCGGGTGTGCTTATCTGAAGGTCGCGGTGTATCTTGTCGGCGAGCCTTTGTCCACCGTCGTAGTCGTCCTTTGCGGACGTAATGAGAACCTGAACCGAGGGTCTCTGTATGGATTCTCGGCCAGATATGAATGTTATATCGGGAAGCCCCCCCGTGGAGGTGAAATTCACATAAAAACCCCGGCTATCGGAGTTATTATGGACCTCTCTGGGTATTGCGAACTTTGGGCAAGAGAAACAATTAACTCCAGGCACGAGCTCCGGCATTCTACCAGAAACGTGGTCCATAACTATCTCTTCTGGCATTCTCATTACGACACCAGCCTTTTTATTTCTCTGGCTATCTTTCTCGACAAAGATGTTCTTGCGCTATCGGCCCACTCCCTAAAGGGTGTCTCAAGGTATTTCGAGCCCGTGCCCTCTGTTGTGTAGTTTGCGTACTGAACCTCGTGAAGTTTTCGAGCGTATTCCGCGTAATATCCGATAGTTATAGAGACCGAGAACGGGGTTATGCTTACCGGCGAAACCTTGCCGGACTCTCTTAGCTCACCGGGGGTTCCACCTTTACCTACGCCGTCACCGAATGGGGTTAGGCGCTGGGATTTTGCATAAACCTTGTCGTTTATTTCGTCCTCAAGAGCCCGCGCAATTATCTTGTTAGCGTTGAGCCTTAGCTTTGCGAACTTTTTCTGTGTCCTGTCTACGGACTTTTTTGTAAGGGTTATCTCAAAGCTCATGACAGGGTGGCCTCGTAATGGCTATCGCATCCGCATGGATCTATCCGGTGCATGGGTGACTGTATCTCTACGGAGTTCTCTTTCTTTGCGCTCGCCGCATCCGTGTAGTCACCTGGGGCCCATACCCTATCTCTAAGGTTGAGTGGTTCCACGCTGTATATGATAGTCCTGGTTACGCGGTGCTCTCCGTTTGTGTTGCGGATCATATCTTCCCTTTGTTCTATCCAGCAATTTATCTCTAACGGCTCTCCGTACGTAGCCACGCCACGGGCACCTGTGCTTTCATATCTTGCTAGAAGACATTTCTGTGTGAGGAGGCAGTCGATGGAGCTCATTAGTTAACCTTTACGTGACCTATTGTTGCGCTAATATATACGAATTCGGCCATCTCGCCGTCCGTGTCTATGATGTAACTAGAAGGGTTTACGCCATAAAGATTTCCGCCAAAGTTTATAGTTATGTTATTAGTGGAGGCGTCGTTAGCCGAATCAACAACCGCAAATTTCTCGCCGATCTCCCAGCCGCCTGCGAGCATCGTTGTCGATGTTGCTCCGACACTGGTGTCTACGGGGGTGAGTTCGCCGACCTCAGCGGTGAAGGACCCCGCAACCGTAACCTCAGAAGCAATATCAAGCCCTTGCCTTAGCTTTCTGTGATAAACCTTACCTGCGGAGTCAGTGGTTAAAACAAACTCGGCAAGAGTGGAGTCGGTGGCGGTGTCATCAAAGTTATTAAAGGTTATGTCGGTTGTTATAAACTCGGCCCCGGCCTCGCTAACCTTTATTGTTTGAAGCCCGCCAGAGTTAAAGTTTCCACCGGAAAGGAGCGATACACCGTTGCTTGCGTTTGTGGATAGCGCGGCGATGTATGGAAAACTCACGACGTTTGAACTAAGACCGGTAGCGGTTGCGCTCAAGGCACTCACACCACCCGCTGTTAGGTTTACAGTTTCGTCGTCTGCTCCGCCATCCGGGTTCACCTGCACAAATGTTGTATTATCGCTGTCCTGTATCCTGTCTGACGTTGATCCAGATACGTCAGAAAGCATTGCGATTGTTCCGTCTTTGTCTGGCATCGTGTATGTTCTTGTTTGCCCAGAAGATATAGATGAAGTCTCGAATCTTGCGACTTTGGTTGTGTCCGCGTCATCGAAGATCCTTAGCAGTGAGTCGCTAAATTCACTAGACGCCGCAACCCCAGTCCCACCCAGCCCCGTACCTAGCGGTGTCCCGAGCAAACTGTAGGTTCCAAGGTTCTGCCATGTGCCACTGTTTGTCGTTGTGTGCCTTAGAGCAATTCTTGCGATAAGAAACGCGGTTCCCTTAAACTGGGGTGGCACCGTGTACACTGCTGTGTTGTCACGGTCAGCTATTACCTGTGTGTTGTTGCCGTAGCTCTTTGTAGGTATGTTTATGTATCTCTTGCTGTCGGTTGCGCCGTTAACCCCACCCCATATAACTAGGTTAAATCTCCGGTTAGACATTGTGGCCGAATTTAGGTCTTGAAGTACCTCGTTAATGTTATCAATCTTTGAAAACTGGTTGGGTCCGTTTCCGTAGTAGTAGGGACCACCGCTGAATGCTGGAAAATCTTGTCTGTGTAGCTGGTAAACCTGGCCAGCCGTTGTGTCGATCTGGACATCATCCGGTGAAGCCGCGTTGGTTGTTATATTTACAGTAGGCGTGATTCCTGATATGTATTCAGCACCAATCGCGCGAACCCGCTCCCGAACATGTGAGAGGGGGCCTCGCGAGTCGAGAGGTGACTCTGTGTATCTCTGTTTCAAAAAGCTGCCCTCAGTGGCCCATGTTGCGGCGTCCGGTACGATTACCTCGCCTATCCAGGCAAAAGCGCCTATCGGAAGTGTACTCGAAACGTTGAGCTGCCCAGCCCCGCCGTTGTTTGTTACATATAGGTGGTTTACTGTGCTTAACCCCTCGGTCAATGCAACCCTTGCAGCACCGCCGACTCCGGGGCCATTCGTGCAGTCTAATGTTATCTCTGCCCCGTCAATCGAAAAGATCATATCACCGCCGCCCATTTTCTCAACGTCAGCGACCAATCCCCCGTCATTTACTACGGTTATCTCAGGCTGGTCCTGAGACATTCCGTCGGCCAGTCCATAGGCCACAAGAGTTCTCTGCGCACCGCCGACCTCGGCCCATTCGTACCCGGTCCCCGAAAGATTTTGAACAAGGGCCTCTCCCGGTAGTCCATCCGAAAACTCCGGTAGGTCAGGTATAATCTCACCCAATAGTTCGGCTGCTGCGTCTTTTCTTAGAACGTAATGCCCGCCCCTTCCGGTCCTGGGTAAATATAACTCTTCATTCACGATGTTGTTTTTTGTCATAATAATTCCTTAGACATGTAGCCAAACTATGTCGGTGTAATTTCCAGTCCCAGAGACCATTGAAATTTCGGTAAATAGATTCGTTTCCGTTGAGGTGTCTACGTATGTGAAAATAAGGGTGTCTTTATGGTACGCCTTAACCACGCCAGCTATTCTTGATATCTCCATCTCGTCACCCGGTGTGGTTGTTGCCACGTTGGTGTTCACTACGGCCCCGTTCTCTACTGGTTTTACGCCGTTAGTGGTTGAGCCGAAATAAAGCCCGTACTGGATCGTGGTCCAATTGGCGTCAACATAGGTCTCTGAGAATCCTATCATCGAACGCTCTAGGTTTTGTGTGTTTATCTTGAACCTTAACCTGAAATCAACACCATTAGCTACTGAACCAAAAGTCGCCCCTGCGTCCCAATCACCACCAGAGCCGCCATTCTTAAGTATGGCGCCCAGAGACGTTGTAACGTTTACGGCGTTTTGCCATGGGTTTGCGGTGGAGCCTGGGATCTGAACGTCGCTGTAGGTCTCAAGGATAGATGTCGTTCCAAGTGCGTCACCGGAAACTCCGGCCTGCGCTGTCTGATTTCCTGACGCCGAAGGGTTAACGACAAGTATAGCTTTGTTAGGGGTAATTATATCAGTGCTTACGACAGAGACATCGGGCCCGAAGTCGAAAGCTGTTGCCCCATTGTAGTTCTCACCCGCAACCTCTATCGTGTTATTTTGACCGTTCTTTGCGTAGTAAGGATCAAGAGAAAGAGTATTGTTATCAAGTAGCGGGACTGGTACTGAATTTCCAGAAGAATCTCTATAGTAAAGTCCAGGCGAATCAATCGGGGCCGGTAGCGGTGATACCAGAAGATCCCCGTTAGCGTCCAGGTACATTACGTTATCGACAGCCCTGGTCGCGGTGTCGTCGCTTAGGGCGTTCTTATGTACTATGTTTATGTTTTGGGTGTTTATTTGAACCTGCTCAGAGCCTGGGGTCTGTAGCACGGTTAAGGAAGAAAGCCCTCCGCCGAGTATCTGAAAGCTCTCACCAAGAAGCAATCTCCGACTACCGTTGAGTCTTCCACTTATAAGGTCACTGTCGGAAACATCCATGCTGGAGCTCGAGTCAGCGTTCTGTATCTTGTCGGAGGCTCCTGCCGATATCGCATCAGCAAGAAGCTCTACGGCGGCGTCTTTTCTCAATACGTAGCTACCGCCAAGCCCCGTTCTTGGGAGGTGCAGTTCGTCGTTTACTATGTTGTTTTTGCTCATATCTTAAACCTACGCTCTGTCGCTATAGTACCTTTTGTACCTATCAAGTATGTCCAGGTGTGAAACCGAAAGCCCCCTTATCACTGGCCTTCCTGTGTTGTTAAGCTCGCTCGGCGAAAAGTAGCTAACGGAAACGCTGCCTATCTTTTTGCTCTTAATATCACCGCAATTGCTAACTTTTCCGTTATAGAGCTCGGCAGCCCCAGCCATAACGGCGTCCTTTATTGGCCAGGGCAGGGTGCAGATACTATCGTCTTCTGGGTCGCCACCGTCGGCGAGGCAGTAGCCGCCCGAATATGTCACCTTATAGCTGTAGCACTCAGCGCCAGCCTGTTTTCTTCTATTTGAAGAAGTAATCCTTTTCTGGGCTGTCCACGAAAACTGGCAGCAAGAATTGACTACGCCAGCCCCGGAGTCAACTAGGTACTTATCGTCACAGCAACATGAGCACATGCTTTCGCAGCAATTATCTTCAAGCTCTATCGACTTTAGATTAGATATTGGGTAGCGGGATAATATGAGAGAGTTTTGGCCAAATCCCTGCACGTATTCAACGTGATCCTCAACGTATCCCAATTTTCTGTCCAAGTAATTTTCTATAAGTTCTGAAGATATTTTTATGTATCTCTCTGCCTTAGCCTCGTCGATAACCTCAAGCCCGAGGTAATCCTTAAGATCCTCAACGGAGCATAACATTATCTCCTTATTACCGGTTGTGTCGCATACTGATGGCATATGGTAATAATACAGCTTTAGAGATTTTTACGTATTAACTTCTCATCGTCGAAGACTTTGTTTTTAGACTTTACGCTCTTTCTCTTTTTGGGTTTTTCTGGGAAAAATTCTCTGGCAATGTTCTCAAAAACAAGAAAAGAGGCGGTCTTGTCATCAAGCTCCGCCTCTTCGTCTCGTTTGTAGTTTTGCCATCCTGTCAGGAAAACTACGCTTCTCATTAAAGCTCCGTAACTACGGCTTTGGAAACTGCGTGCTGGCGCTCAAGTGATCCTAGGATATCAACAGAAATAGCATCCGCTGACGTTCCGTTGAACTCCTGGTCGATAGCCGCAAGTCTAACGTATCGATTAAGTCGCCCGGCGTCGATGTTGGTTGCGAGGTAAAGGATTGAACCTGCCCCTGCATTACCGGCACGAATCTCGCCTTCAACTTTAATTGTGTTAGTTGCAGCATCAAAACCATCGATCAAGTCTTCACAGTAAAAGTCAGTTATCGTGACCTCAGTCCATGTCGAAGCGTCGGTGGATTGCTCCAGCTTGAAAGCGATCTCAAACTTGTCTCCGACCTGCGGAAAGACTGTGCTTCCACCTGCCGCTGACGCGTCAATTACCGCGTGAATGCCGATTCCGTCGTGCCGCTCAACCTTGGTTAATTCAGCTACAGGGTCATAAACCCGTGGAAGTCGATCTATGTAATAATTACTTGCACCAATAGCCGCACTCGCATCTGTCAGGCCACTTGCGCGAGCAAGTACCTGGTAGTATGTGGTGTCAGCTGGTGATCGGTATGTTCCGTATAAACTCATCTCAATACTCCTTATGCGATCCAGTCGATGTTTTCAAGAACCGCAATCTCTTTGCCGTCGTGACGGAAGCCGATGTCCACGTTTGTTTCAGCGTAGAAATCAACATGCGTAGGACATGCTCGTGTTTTTGCCAATCGCTCAAGCTTCATCAAGGGCGTACCCGTACCGTAAAGCACATGACGGAAGTCAACCAAGATCAACTTGTCCGATGGAACGTTGTTAGATGAAACATATTTGTAACCTTGAAACATTCCTTGGGCCATTTCAGGGAATGCAATGTTTCCGTTGCCGTCTGAAATCTGAACCAAAGCCTCTTCAACTTCGTAACTCATTAGGATTTTTCCGCTGTCGCGAGTAGGTCGAACGTTTTTCTTCTTCAATACCAAGCGAAGCTTAGACATGAATTTTCGTACTTCCTCAAGCGTAACTTCTGCTCCGGCCTTAGCGCCATCAACAAAGTTTTCCGCAGGGCACTTGTTAAGCAATCCCAAAGGCTCGCCGTTTGCGCCTGTTCCGTATATGAAAGCCTGGTCGATAAGTGTAGCTAATCCGTCAAACATGTCTGCTTGAAGAATGCTCACAACGCCAAAGCTTGAAAGACTTAATAAGTCCTCGCACACTGGAACGATTAAGCTGGCTTTCTTTTGTTGCATTTGCATCATATCAAAAGTAGGCTGGCTCTCATCTGCTGGGCCGCAAGCGCCACCCCATCCGCCTTGTGAACCAGTCGCGTGACGTGGTACAACTAGGTGGCCGTTAACTAGCTCAACTCGTCCCGGATTGCACTGAAAAAATACAGATTCGTTACGAAGCAATTCGATAACTGAAGCTGAATAGTTAGGTGCGATAAGGGCCGCGCCGCCGCTAATGCTTAACGGGCTAAGGTCCTTCGCTACGTCGTCAAAGCCTTTTGCTTTAGCGATTTGCGGGGCCTGCCATGGTTGCTGTGCAGCTGCTACGCATGAGATAGCCTTCATCAAGTCGTCAGTTGTTCTCTCTGCTTTACCAGAGATACCCTGATGCGCCTTAACGAATGCGCTCGTGTAATCTTCTCGGTTTGATTTCAAATAACCTTTCAGCTCTTCCTTAATAGGTGCAAGAGCATCTTGGGTCATTTCTTCAACCGTCTTGTTTGTTTCGGTCATTTACTTTTCTCCTTTAATTTCTTTTATCATTTCGCTCATTTCTTTGGCTACGATTCTTGCAACAGTCACCTCGACCGGAGTTTCATCGTTCCCTTTGTGAGTGGTTTTTGTTTCTTGCTCTTCACCCTCAGATTCGCCATCGACTAAAGCAGTTGCTGATTTCGAAACAAGGTTCGAAACCAATCCCTTAACTTCATCCATGTCTGCACGGAGCGCAATCAAGGTTTTCTCTAGGTCGAAAGATTTATCAGATTCTGGGGCGTCTGGTGCCTCCTCTTCTGCGTTATCTTCTTTCTCTTCTTTTTCGCATTCGCAAGGCTCACTTCCGCACTCGCATTGCTTTTTATCTTCTGACGCCTGTTCAGGTTCTGCGACGTTATCTGTCGCTTCATCTTCGACGATTTCTGTGTTTTCACTCATCGTTTTATCCTTAAAGAATTGCTCGAAAAGTTTAGTGCGGCTCTCCGCACACAAACTATCCGAGCTTTTATTAAATTCTGCCACCGACCGTGGGTTGTCCGGGATCGTAACTATCGACCATTCAAGCAGCTCCTGCTCGTGAAAGTCTACAGGCCGGTCAAAGTCTTTCGATCTCTCTTTGTTTGGAGTGGCGCGTATTGGTCTCATGCCTATCGAAACAGCCTTGAATGCACCAAATGCCGACATCTTACCGATCTCGTTCGCAACCTTTGACACGATCTCTGGCGGGTAATGGGCGATTCCCCAAAGGGCACCCTTCTCCACAAAAACACTACCCTTAGCGGCTGGTATGCTTTTTCTGTCATGGTTAACAAGTACTACCGGGTTGCGGTTGTAGTTGTCTAGGTGCCATCCATCCTGGTTTATTGTATCGCCGCTCCGGTCAGGTATGGAATCGGAAAGTTTGTATTTAACCTTAATGCCGTTTTTAGTGGCCTTTTCCCAGTCAAACTCCTTGTCCTCTTCGAGTATCTCGCCGAAATACTTATTGATAATCATAACCGAGAACCCTCAAGGGCTTTTCCGGTTTCACGAGCTGCCGTTATTATTTTCTTTTCAAACATAGATTTCAACAGTTTAACAGTCTTCATTAATTGTTCGTCTTGCTTTTTAACAGCCTTGAGCCTTTCGGTCTTTGTTCGTTTGGATTTCTCTCCGTTAGGGTCACTGGCCAGGCCAATCATCGTGCATCTGCAATTGATATTATTAACCGGCTGCGTAAACGATGTAGGGTACTCGGCGGAGTCCATATAACCGTCAGGGCCGGTCACGGTAAACACATCGTTATAGCGAACGACAGCCCCGTCTATCGCCTTGTGATAGTCCCTAGACCCCTTGCCGAAGCTGTTGTGTACCCATTCTTTGTAGTTTATTCTTCCAGAAGCTTGAAAGCTTCTGTTTTTGGCAAAGTTTGAAGCTTTGGCTGATTCCGTTCTAGCAATGACTAGGGCTTTCTTTTTCGATATTCCATCAACGGCAGACATTAACCTTTTCACAGTATCCCGTGCGGTGAAACCATCCAAAGCCGCATCCCTCATTATGTTTCTAAATTGTGATTTAAGGCCAGCCGTGAACGCCTCATCGCCAAGAGATCTTACCGTGCTCGTTATGTATGCCTCGGTCGCTTCGTCACCTAACTGGACCGATTCGCTCGGGTCAGGGTTAGTAATTCCTATCTCTTCCTCAGCTATCTTGTTGAATTTTCCCATGGCATCGCGAAGGGCCTCTTCGACCTCCTCGCTACCGAATATGTCGTCCCAATCAACAGAGGATAAGGCGGTATCGATATCAGCAGAGGTGATTGCACTCTTATTGACGGGATACAAACCTTCGGCGATATTTTCATCAAAAGATTTAGAGCCCGAAGCCGATGGCTTGTCCCTAGCGTTTGGGTCTTCCCGGCTTCCATTAGGCGATCCAAAGCGAGAACCGACCTCTGGGTCCGGTAAAGGTTTAAGTCCAATGTTAGCGCGCACCTCATCGTATGTGACCACCTCTTTATGGGCCTCTAATTGTTGCCTTATCTTCTCGTTGTCATCCGGTACACTTGTTCGGCAAGCCAGAACCATGCCTGAGTCGGGCCAGAACACATCGATAACCTGTGATTGAATCTCGCTAACTATATAAGATATGCGAGGCTCGATAACTGTTCTTGCGTATATGTACTCTGCCGCGTCTATGGTTGCGCGGTTAGAATTTGTGATGATCCCGAGCATCTCCGGTGGTATACCGAATGTCTGTATGATCATGTCCCGCTGGTACTTTCTGAGATCTATCATCTCCAGCTGGCTTAAGTTTTGCTGTAGTTGCTGGTAGTCTATCTTTCTATTGGTGAACCTGACGCCGGAGGTTTTTTCAACCCCAAGATGTCTATTCTGCCAGTCAGCCTTCGCTTGTTTCAGCTGGTCCGTAGTCATGTTCTCGAACGATACGATCGCAGACGGCTCTGCATTGTTCGCAAGAAAAGCCCGCAAGTACTTTGAGGCCATTTCGTCGGTGTCTATCTCGTCCGACAGGGCACGGGTCGCGGAGCTCCCTATGTGGGCGTATGGTTGTGTCGGGTCCGTGTTGGCGAACTTTACTACCTGGTGGGGATCAACTGTAAGCGAGTCTGCCCCGTTATCGTCGAATTTTACAGTGTAAGTGTCACTGTCATGATTAAACTGGCACCAATTCGGCGGTATAGGCCAATACATCGAAGGAGATCCTGATCGATCAAGTTGAACGAACCAGTAGTATATACCGGGAAGCTCGTAATACATCTGGCCAACCTTAAAGGCTGTCTGTTTCGACATGACCGGATTAGCCTTGTTTATGAAATCAAGTATCTCGTGTTTCGTAATTGGGGTCTTATGTTCTGAGGAATCGTTTTTATCGTAAAGATAAAGATTCCCAGATATATGGTGCGAAACAGTGTCAGATATCTTTCCAACAGCGGCCCGGACCCATGGAATATTGGAGTAGGAGTCAAGAGGTGTCCGCGTCTGTCGCGATGTTTCCGACATATCAAAAAGAGATTGGAGCGTTGATCCGCCCTCTGCATTGACGCTCGATGTCGAATAAACCTGCTGGGATTTTGACAGCAGGGAGCCGAAGAAAGATTTTTTCTTCACTTTATTGTTCTTTCTTGTTTATTAGATTTCGGAGAGAAAGTTTTCCCGTTTTAACTTCGGCATCTTCTTTTACCGCGATCGGCTCGGGATCTTCGCTATCGGCTTTCGCCTCGGAGCCGGATTCCAGCTCAACTTTGTCCTCTAATTCTTCTTCTTGCTCTACGTGTTTTTCAAGCTCTTCTATTAACTTTGTCTGGTTGTAAACACCGATCGACACGTTTCTTCCTGCTATTTGTTTAAGTCTCTCTAATTCTTTGGCTTTCATTTGTGACTCCATGATGATTCTTTTGTGCTATTGTAAGCATAAACCAACTTTTAACGGGGGATTAAATAATGATGACTAAGGTTATAACCAGGGTGCTAACAATAGTCACCCCTCTGGTGCTGGATTTGCTACTAAAGTATGTTGATAAGTGGATCAAAGAAAACAGAAACAACAACGAAGGCGAAAAAATAGAGGACCTAGAATTAAAAGTGAAAGAATTATCCGGTAAAACAGAAACAATGGTCAAAAAGCTAGACATTGCCAAGGCTGAAAAATTGGAGCTCGAAGAAGCGCTTCTTAGGTTGCGGCAGGCCCGGCTAGAGGTCTCGATGAACAAGGCCACGGCAAGAAACCCGAGCCATACTCACCACATAGACCGCTAGGGAATTGAGAAAGACATCCCTCTGTTCTTTTCGATCCGGTTGCTTACATGAACCCATCCGCTTTGAGGGTCTGAGTCGTTATGAAATTCTAAGATTAGCTGGTCGTAATCTATTATGCCATCCCGTCTTAGCTTTTCGTACACTTGAACTAATTCTCTATTGCTCATGCCGGGACTCTCTGTATCAGCAGCACTGGCTGTCAGGTGATCGCTAGTTCGCGATCCCCCTGCCTTCTTATTTACCAGGGGTACACGCAGCCCGGAGCTTATATTTAACGGCCTCCCGATATAGGTTCGAACCGGCTGTAGGACGCAATGAACCAGACGGGCTATGTTCATTCTTTGAGTAGAGCTTGCGGAATTGTCTATTCCGTGACGTGAAGCTATTTGTGATCTTGTAAATTCTTTAAGCCAGAAGTCTTTTGATATTCTCATCCGATCACAATATCAGATAAGACAAAAATCCGGCTGGTCTTCTGAATCAAGGTGCCTGCCTATGGCCCAGCACAACGCGTCAAGACGGTCAGGGGAGTACTTAGAAGTCTCAGGAGACCATTGGGTCTGCTCTTGTTCGAGCTCGTCAAATACCCTTGTGTGATGCACGCGGCCCTGCTCGTAAAGAGCGGATACTGGCTCTGCCCTTAGTCTTTTACCGCGCTTTCCGGTGTATGCGTCATCTATTACGATATTCGGGTTTACGCCCTTAAGGATCGTAGGACCCATCTGGCCGCCCTGGTTTTTCTCGAATACGACCTTATCGGCCTGGTATCTCTCATAGGCCAGGTTTACTTGCTTTGCCCAGGTTATAGGTGATCCGCTTTTGCTCATATCATCAAGAACCCAGTAATGATAAATATCACCGATCTTTCTTATTCCGACCACGACAATTCCAGTCATGTTTGTGTCGATATCCCTCTTGGCCTCTTCTATCTGCGGATCGACACCAATAAATACGTGCGAAAACCCCTCCTCCGGGACCGGGAATTTTCTGCCGCCGTCTATCATATCCAGGGTCCAAAGTGCTCCGGTGACCTCTAGTAAGATCTCCGCGTGTATCTCTTGCTTGCCGATACTCGTTCCTTCGTACTTTCTCTGCATTTTGCTTAAAAACTTCTTAGATAGATTGTCCTGATTCTCATACATAGATCCACGGATAAGGTGAGTATCTTCGTCCTGTATGATGTCCAGGATTGTCTTGTTTACACGGGGGGTGCTTGTTATGAGCACCAGTGGATCGCCGAAGTCCTCAAGGCGAACACAGAACTCAAGCATCTCCCAAACGTAACCAGAGTTTTTCCACTTACACAGCTCGTCTACCCATGCAAAATTATACTGATAACCGACAACATCGTCAGGCGCGTCCGAAGTGAAAACATAAGCAATCGAACCATTGGGCCAGGTTATCTGCCCTTTTGCTGGCTCGTAATGAGGCTCAAACCACGGGGGAGAGTTCTTTATTATGCCAGACTTTCCCTCTATCATGACGCGTCGGCAGTCTTTGTAGTTCTTGCCCATTATGCAGATAATCGCGCCAGGATTTTTCCATGCGTACTCTATGGTGTTATTTGCGCCCATATGGGTTTTGCCAAAACCGCGACCGCAGCAGGCAAACACGACGCCCTTTCCGTTGTTCGGCATTCTTTGCTTTGGTCGCGCATTAAGTGACCAGTCGTAACGAATAACGTCTTCGAGCTTTCTTGGCTTTAATCCGTGCGACACAAGCTCTTTGTTATTCTCTCGGTTTCTCTTGGCCATTTCGTTTAGGAAGTCTGGCCACTTGCCGGTCTCGACAAGCTGGTCTTTTAAACTCATGTCTTCAAGCGCTAGAGCCTGCATCTTGAGCTGGCCTCGTCGTATAGATTTTCCATAAAATCACACATAGCAAAAACACTTTTGTCCCCGCTGAATATGTAAGAAAGGGCTACGTTTCTCGGGAGCGATAAGGTGCATCCGTAGTGCATGCCCACAATATAAGACTGAAGGATAATCTCGTTTATAGCGTCAGAAGTGTATCGTCCAAAGCTTGCCAAATTATCCCTCCGCCGGTTCTTCTTCCGGGTCAACAGTTATGACTTCACCCTCCAGATGTTCCGGTATCTTTTTTCCTGCCGCCTTCAACATCGCCAGGGCTATGCTTTGAACCACAAGTGGACCGTCATATATCTCGTAGTCTTTCTTTGTCATTTCCTGATGAACGACTATAGGCGCGTCCGTGCCTTTTGTCTTCGCGATCCTAGACTCTATCTTTACCATCAAGTCCGCATCGCCATTTAACCTTGCAGAATTAAACATATCCCTAAGTGATACCAGATTCTCGGTACGCTTACCTATGTCGTCAAACATATTCTCGCCTTCCGTCTTTTTGTCTATGATCATCTTAACGAAGTCGCGTGCCTGCGCCATAGTTAATCCGTTCTTATCGCATAAGTCATATGCAATATCGATCGGATTTTTGCGCTCCTTGAATCTCTCGACCACGTAGTCGCTTAATATGCCACCGTACTGTAAGTCTTCATCCGAAACCATCTATCTGGACCCCTTCTCTCCCCGATGCGCTGCATACGCATTCGCGCATTTCAACATCAAGTATCTGTATTATTTCATCTTTTACAGATTTTAGGGCGAGAAAGTAGTCATCCAGAGACGGGTTATCACCGCATCTCTCAAGTGCGCATGTAAATAATTCTTTTATTGCATTGTCTGGTACGCTCATTCTTCACCCACTATAAACTTATAACCCTTAAACCCTTTGAGGTCACGCGTGTGATGCGCTTGGGCGAAAACTTTAGTGCTCCAGTGATCGGAAAGAACCTTTTTAACAATTAATGTAGTGACCTGTGAATCATCAAAAAACGCGAGTCCGTTCATCCCGTCGAGTACGCACTTTGCCAGGTTGTCGCAATCTCCTTTGCTTTTTTGCGTGCATATTGGGCTCCCCAGAATATGCGGCATTTTTTTTATGACAGACTCTGAAGCCTTAAGGTTGAAAATTATCTCAACCGAGAATATGTTCTCGAGCGGCTTAATTATGCCTGCGTGCCTCATTTCTCTTTTTATGAGGTTCTGGTGCTTTGTTATCCTTGGGTCGCGGTAAAACCTTGAGCCAGACTTACGGGTGGATTGTTTCGGGACCGGTTTTCCGGGAACGGTAAACTCGAAGAAGGTCGCGGGGTAATCACCTAGCACTCTTTCGTCTCGTATTCGTAGGCGTCCATGGCGTCTTCAAGTATCTCCAGGAACTCCTCGGCGATATCGTCACGCATTCTTATTTTCATGCTGTCGATGCCCCTCGCGATCGTCTCACATATAACAAGATCGAAGTCGTTCTCTACTTCCAGTATCATACCAATTTGTCCCCGAGCCAGTTCTGATCGTTTGACCGCCAGCTCAGTATTTCTTTTTCGCGCATCTTCATTAGGTCGAGGTGCTCCTCGTCCAAATTGCCCTGCATGTGGAGGCATTGCATCTCTAGGTAGTCAATATAAATATCAGACTGCTCAAGCGTGAGATCAACGATGTCCACTTTGGGCATGTTCGTGTCAATCTTTTGACCGTTAAGGACACCCCAGCCTTTTCTTTTTGAAAACTTACTCATGAAACCCACCACCTCTTAAAAATAAAACCATTATCGATATGATAACCTTCCTGCAATTCCCATTTCATGAAATCAAAAGGAGCCTCTCGGTGATCCCTTGAATCAAAAAACAGGACGCTTACACATTCTGATAGCTCATCTAATAATTCTTTAGATTGAAAATCACAAACCTTATCGCCATCAAACTCTACGCCGACGGCTATTATGTATTTCCTGTATCCGGAATTGTTCAGTCTAGAGCAGCGCTCGCATCCTACTACGTATAGTGAACCATCAACCCTGCCGACAAGGTGTTTGTACCTAAGACGCCCCCTGGCGTGCCTGGCGCATTCTCGCAGCTTATCGCATATCCTCGGATAAAGAGAATCCATCTCGCCTGAAAGCGCAACCGAAAACTTCTCAATCTCTGACAATTAATGTCACCCCGAATTCCTTGAATACCTTGTTAAATCTGCTCCTGATTGCCTTGTCCTGACTGAATAAGAAAACCGTGACACCCTTCTTTGGTCGCGTGCCTATAGTGAAGTCCGGGCGTACAAACTTTACGCGGCCAGATGGCATGGCCAGGGAGTCGCAGCTCTTCGCGGCTTTTTGCCACCACTTAACGTCCGTATTCGAGTGCGTTATGAGTATCACGCTCCCGCCACCCCTGACGGAGCAGCACTTATCGACCCACGGCGTAACGTCGCTGAATGGTGGGTTTAGAAATACGTTACCGGCCCATGGCTTAGAAAGCCCATCTTCCTCTTTTGTATATATCTCTTTAGCCTTAACTTTGGTGTTGGCCTTGTCACATGAGGCCGGGTCCAGGTCAATGCTTCCACCGAAACACGATCTAGCGGCCTCTGTAACCCATTCAGGCGTGTACCATTCGTCGTTCAAGATACCACCTCTAAGTCTTCGATGCCGTGCTCGCGGCAACGGTCAACCATTCTCGAAAAGTATTCTTCGGGGATCACTGAGTCACAGTTACATACAGTGGTCCAATGCGGTGGATCATACAAAACCATGTCAACAGAATCTGGTTCGATCTCGACTTCTAAGCAGTCACCGTGCATTAGCTTAATCATTATTCACACCGGACCATGACGATGTGACCTCTATGTCGCATCGTGTTTTTTGGAAATTGTGCGGTATAGGTTCCGCGTCAGCGAGGGCCTTATCGCTTGGACGCCCGCCCCATGAATGAGGCCAGGTGCATCCGTGATCTACCTGTCGCTCTTTTCGGTAGTCGATTTCCATAGAAAGGAATTCGCGAGACTTTTCGATATCTTCTAATTCTTTTGTTGGGTCTTTTTTTCCGAGTCGGAAAAGGTACTTAATGCAAGAAGCCAGGGGCCATGACTCGTAAAAGCCAAGCGCCTGGATCAGGTCCTTACATTGTATGTTTACACGAACGATGGAGCCGTTAAGCTCCGCCCGTATAGGTAGTTTATAGTGGCTGGGTTCGTGTACATTGTCGTGCATCGTTAGAACATTGCACAATTTTATTTATACCACAAGCCAGCGTATTGGATATATCTAAAAACAGATCTGTATCATAATGAATCAAAAATGCTGCCCACTTTTCCTCGGTAAACGTTTTCAGTCTTTCCAGTTTGTACCTTTTCCCCATGTATTCAAAATTTACTTTCATGTTACCCCCGATATGTTGTTTTCTTTTTTTGAATTTCTTAATATGTATCCAACACGCCTGCTGTTGAATTCCTTACCCGTTCTTGTTTTGTGACCTTCGCTGTCTAGCTCGTTTGCTATCTTTCTGTGCGTGATACCTTTTGACTCCATCTCTAGGGCCTTCTCCAGTATGTAGGTCTCCATCTTATCGATGACTATGTTTTCACCGTCCGACGTGTAGCCATAGGGAAGGCACCCATCGACTTTGCCGTTCGACCTTCTGTTCTTTTTGTATGCCCGCATCCTTTCGCTGGCCTTCTCAGACTCATAGGCGGCGAGGCACATCGCGAGAGACCTCATAAGGCGGGCCTCCGGCGTGTTGTTGTTAAGGCCGACACTCGAAGCCTCCACGAGAAAGCACCCCCTCTTCATTATCATTTTTTCGATATTCAGGGCGTCCCTCAGGTCCCTTGAGAACCGGCACATCTTGGCAACAAGAACTATATCGCCAGACTCTAAGCTATCAAGCATCTCCGCGAACGCTGGCCGTCTCGACGGGTGCTTTTTTCCAGAAACAGCCCCGTCTTCGTACACTTTGACATCCAAGATTTCTCTTTCGTCGCAGTATTTTTTACAGGTTGCGATTTGTGTCTCCAGGCCGAGCCTAGTCTCTTTTTGTTTATTTCCAGAGACCCTTGTGTATATATGCGCCCTCATGCCCGGTCACCACTTATAGCCGAGGCAACGCTCTCGGACAACATAAGCATCCTGGCCGACTCGGTGAGTGATCTTCCGCCCTTTAGCATTTTTCTTATTTTTGCTCGCTTGGACTTCATGCTGCTGCTGCACGCCTCTGAGCATGTCATTTTTGCCAGTCTCGGCTTGGGGTCCGAGCTGTGTTTCCTGAAAAAATCACCATCGCACATAATGCAATTTGCGACATTGAACCCCATAGAAACTATAAGAGTGTAACATGCGCCAAGAAATCGTTCCCTATCAGTAAAGCAAACCTTCGTCTTTCCGTTTTCAGTGCTTATAAGTATCCTGGCGTCGAATGAGGAAATCGCCCTTATATTTTTTGTTTTTGATATCAGGTGAAGTACGTGATCCATGTCGTGAAGAAGCGAAATACCTCGCCCCATGCCTGCATCAAAAACGTACTCACAAGGAATTTTCTCAATTGTCTTTTTTAGATTTGTCATTATTGTCTCCCAGTTAAATATTAATCTAGGAAAGCGTCATTGTAAAGTACTTTGATTCTTTATTTGATCGGGCTTTGATTTTAAACAACAAAAACGGGGTAGGCCCCCGTTTTATTTTGCTTTTCTTATTTGATCGTTATTTGATTACGGCATAAAATAAGCAGACTCTAACTTTGGATATCTTGGTTTTTCATCTTCGCTTATGATCTTTGCGATCTTTTCCATCGCGTCTTCAAAGTCGGTGAACGATATACTGAACTCAATATCAGAGTTAGATATAACCAGCGAGTTCATCTTGTGTTCTGGCGGGTCAATCTCTATCTGCTGAACGGAGAGGCTCATTAAAATATATTCCGATATTCAACCGTGACCCCGATGTCTTCCCAGAACTTTATGCCCTTTTTCATGCCCGCACTTATTCCGAAATCCGTGTACACCGCAGCCAAGGTAGCAGAAGACTCACCTATCTTTAGCCCGAAGCTTATACCGTCATCTCTCTCTTCTTTGACGAGATCGTTCATGAATCTAGTGTACAAAAGGTGCGACGCGAACGGCACCTCGCCCCTCTCGTACGAGTCCCTGGCACACTTCATCGCGTATTGCTCGTTTCTCTCAAAATCGCCACCGTACGGTGACTCGATGATCGTTAAAAACTTGTTTTCAACTCTTGGGCCGAAAAGCTTTCTCTTAACTTTGTTTACTGTCTTCTTGATCATGACTCCACCTTCTTTTCGGTAAGCTGTCCGGGCGCGTATCCTTTGTTGCATCTCACCAGATACACCTGGTCGAAGCACATCTCGTCAATGACAGCAGCGGTTGCGTTTGTGTACGAGTTGAACTCCATTATGACCTTTGTTTTGTCGTTAGAGATATGAGACGAGTGCGTCAGCATGGAGTAGTTATCGAGCCCGCCGTTTTCCTTCATAAAGTCGGCAGCCTGTTGAGTCTTACCAGAACCTGAATGTCCGCAAAATATATATGCCTCACAGCTTGGGTTTTGTTTGTTCATAACTATGTCCCCTTTCCTAGTTCTTGCTCGTCACGATATTCTTGTATCATGTTCTCGGCCTCGTATATGCACTCCATTAAAACATCTTCTGCGCTTGCCGTCTCCATAAAGTAGGTATCCACAGACAGTTTGTTGCTTGGCAGCCCGTAGCCGTCCAGGTCAAAAACGCACTGAATAACTCCGTCAAAAGTGCTGCCAGATTGCGGCCCCAGCTTCACTATGTCAGCAGAGCTGATCTTATCCTTAAGGTTTATCTCGTTGTATTGGTTCATTCTCCGTAATCCTCCAGTATCTGTTCAAGTTCAAGGTGCGATTTCTGCGCCTGAATCATATAGTAGTCATCTTTGTGTGACATCTTGTGATACATTTTTATATCGTCTCTGAGACCCTGTACCCGCAAACTGTGCCAGCAGAAACCCTTATCCGAATCTTGGCACATTTCATGTATGCAATTTGTCATTCTAAGCAGTCCTCCAGATCCTTTATTCTTTCGCCGTGATCTTCTATGGTTAGGTTTGCGGCGTCAATCTCGGACTCCGCCCACTCCACCCAGTCATAAACCGAGTTAATCTGGTTATTCTTTAGGTAGGCGTCCACCAAAAGGTATGAAAGAGCGGACCATATCAATATTTCTCTAATAGTTTTAATCATCTAATTCTACCCCGATTTTTCCGTTAACAACTACGGCGTACGAGAGCGGCATCTCCTCGCGAATCGTCCGTGAAAGCTGGTACAACTCGTCTTTTGAAAAGTTCTCTGCGTTTATTATGTACTTCTTGCCATCGACAAGCTCAAATACATTCAAGCCGGAATTATCCCTTATCGTTATTTCTTTTTTCACTCTTCGCCTCCTCCAGTTTCGACTCTATGTTTTCGAGGTGCTCTACGATGTCATCAAGCTTGTTATTATTTGATAACCTTTCCTCAAACATCTTCCAAAGACCACCACCGGCAGCCGCTGCGAAGGCAATAAGCCCAGCCTTTCCTATTCCGTCATTTGACATTTCTCTTCACCAATCCTATTGAGGTTATGTTTATCTTGTCGAATCTCATTCTATCCGAATCCCCAGATATCCTTGCACTTACAGGCACGAACGCCGGAAGGAATGCGTACCCGAGATCGATCCATTCATCCGGGGGCATTTTTCTGTACTTTCCTTTGGAGAAAAATACCCCAGAATCGTCTACATCAAGCTTAACAAGCATCTCCGGCTCCGATTCGTGGTCGTGGCTCATAAATACACGCTTGTTTATTTCCACAACATCGAAGCACCCGGAAGCGTAAACATCTCCCTCGTGGTCAGGTTCCTCGTACTTTATAACGTATTGCTTCTCGTCGAGATCGAATTTCTTAAATCTATCACTCATAAATTGAACGCCTCTGTCGCGACATCTTTAATCATCTGACTATCGCCAGATTTTAAACGGTAAACACAGTAAGAAATCACTTCATCCGAGAATGTTCTTGTCTTGATCGACTCGGAGTTAATATCCGCGATAAGAGCCGCCGAAAGAACGCCAGAGGCATTTTCGATTATCTGATTTTTGAAGCTTTCCGGTAAGTCAGGTAGCGATTTCAGGTTTGTAGTAAGCAGGAAGTCGAACACCTCTCTAATGCTTTTCTGCGAAGCCTTTTCGTCTTCTTTGTCGATCTCAGCTCGTATATCTGAATCAATATAAAGCTCGACGCACTGCTCAATTTTTCTTTTAATTTCTGTCATCTTATTTCCCTATTGCCTTTTCTATTAAAATCATAACAACCATGTTTTTTATGTCTTCTTTTAGTTCTTTTATCTTTTCTTTTTTTAGCCTTACTAGATAGTTACCCGATATGATGCTGTAAGATTCGCTCACAGACCTTTCGATAATCTTCGCGAAATCTGATGGAAGTATAACCGAAGGATCGGCGCAAACATAATCACAAACATCATCTATTACCTCATCGAGAATGAATCCCAGCCTCTTAAGGCATACATCATATGTCCATTCATTTAAAGTCTCCATAGTGAAAAACTTACACCATGTCCGAACAAATGCAACATTTTTATAGGCCGTCCCCTTTGGCGTGTCCTATTATTTCCTCTTTGCTTTTCCGCAGCATTCCTGAACGCTCCGGGCAAAAAGCAGAGTGCTTGTCTATCATCATCAAAATAAAATTCTCGTCACCGGGAGCTACCCCGTGAGCGATAAGGTCCAGGCCGTGATCGACGATCGTTTTTGAGCTCATCGTGCCTATACCCAGCCCGAACATCAACCAAGAGTATTCAGGGCTCCCCTCTTCCATGTGGTCCAGTATGTCTATCATAATATTCTCTCTGGCGGGTTTCGCCATTTATTCCTGAGTCTTTTAGGATAGTTTTTGGCGGTTATGAGTTTGTGGTTTATCGAGTTACCATAAAGATCGTACTCATGATCTGTTATTGATAACTTAAAGAACGTCCTAACGCCTTCGGTTCCGCATTCGTTTACACGGTGCGGCACGTTTGGCCGTAGCATTATCAAACTCTTGTTGTGAAAAGAGTACTCCTTTTCGGCTGGCAGGTTTTTTCGCATATCCACCAACGACTGGTCGTGGCAGTCGGTCATCGTAATTTGGTAACGGTTAAAGATAGTCGGTTGCGTGTTTGACCATATGTAGTTCATGTCATTGGTTCCGAACCCATCGCAATGATACCCTCTCCGGTTGTATTGAGTTCTGTCGAACTGATACAGGTGCTTAAGCGTAACGTATACGTTTTTGCCGAAGGCAGAGTCTTTTGGGTTTCTATCATCGAAGTCCTTAAGGCACTCGTTTATCATCGCAACACAGGGCCTCATGCGCTTTTCTAACACAACCCTCGATGTGCCTTTATTTTTGCACTTAAAGTACTGATAAAAACACAGCTCGTCCATCGACATTTCAAAAACGCCAAGAGACTCCGGGTGCCCAGTCCTTACTATTTCACTATCCATTCCAGATCCTCCCATTTCTCAAGTATCTCATCGATTCGGTGAGACTGATATCCGATATCTTCGCCGCTTAGATACATCTCGCACAGCCTGGTCGCGTATATAAAAGAGAAGCCATATTTGCGGTTTAGTTCATGCACTATGTATTCAGATTCGCTCATTTCATTAGCTCCTTGTAAAGCGATGGCCGTATCTCTTGCCAATTCATCGCGTCGTAGTTCCCAACAGACCAGTAGCACTTGCCATCAAGCACGCCAACACAAAGGCACCCATAATAATTACCGGGTCCGACCTCGACAACGTTTCTTATGTTCTTTTCTATGTATTCGGCACGCCTTTCTTCTTCATCAAGCTTCGCAACCCTTAGCTGCTCGGCCCTCTCGCGTCTTTCGTGCTCGGAGGCAATCTGCTCAGCCGCCTTTCCCTTTTCGGTCCAATGTCTTTCATCGTCAAAGGCCGTTACGTCTACTTTTCCATGGCTTCTGTCGTTTTCATCGACACGGGACCTGCAAAATTCTCTCATTTTTCCACCAGTACGTGCATAATTTTAGTGTTTTCGTCTACCCAGGACTCAAGATCTGGAAACAGCTCGACCTCGCCACGGTCGCTCTGCTTCAAATAACCCTTCCTGATCCAGTTACTGACCGTCTGACGGGTCACGTTACAACGTTCTGCAACCTCAGAAATAGTACAGATCATGCTACTTTACCTCCGGGAAAAGCGCCTTAAGTAGTTTTATCTCGCGTTCTTCGAGGAATTCAAAGGACCACGGGACGATAAGATCGCCGTTCTCGTCAGGGTTTGGGTATGGTCGCGATAGTTTAATCGCAAGCACGATCCTATCACCAATAGACAGCCGACGCGCGGCCTCGTTTTGTTCTTCTGTATATTTAATCATCGTCTTCTTCCTTTTTCATTATCCTTTTTGCACACTCATACACGAAGGCCGCTGTGAAGATGGCAAAAACCAACTTCCAGCAAGCGATCGCAGTACTAAACAATAGATCGACTATCATATCTTTATGCCTTCATCGCAGAGATACATCTTTTCAGATCTTCAAGGGCAACCAGAATTTCCATCGCCTTTTTAGGGTCAAATTCTACCTCTTCGTCCTCATTAACCTCTTCTGGTTCCTTTTCCTCGTCAGAATCATTATTCATCGAGAAGATTTTAGAAAAGAAGGCCGGAGATACACTCAACTCTTCGCTATCAACATCTTCAGCTTCAGCTTCCTCTTCCTCGATCGCCGCGTCCCGTGCTTTGAGTACTTCTTTTATGCCGCGAATCAGTACAATAAAAAACGCATCCTCAACGCTTGTATTTAGAACCTTTGCGATATCGGTTCCAAGCAAGAATTTCATACTTGCAGATAAGTCCTTTACAAACTTTTCGTTCATGTCCGAGTCTTTAATGGCACCGGCGATTCGGTGAAGATTGAATCCTTCAATACTACCTAGGTCTAGCCACTCTTGTTTCGTGATTTCGTGGTCCGCATTTTTGAAATATTGCTCCATCGTTGCGGTTCCGATCTTTTCTTTCATTGTTCTGTTAACTTCATTTGTCATTTCATTTTCCTTTGGCCTTTAGCCGTTAGTTTTCACTTAAATTTTTGATTTCCAGATTTAGATTCCCAGTCTTTTTGTTAAGCTATTACACATAATCCATTACAGCAAGTACTTTACATACATTCCGCGAAAAAATCGTTCAGGATATCTCCCATGTGCATCGACATTAGCCCGGCGCTGAACTTAAGCATGGCGGTTTCCTGCTCACGCCCCAATTTTGCGGCCATAATCGCAACCGAAATCTTATTTGACTCTCCCTGTAGCTTTGGGCTTACTATTTTCGTGAAATAGTCAATATCCGCGCTTTTTGCGGGGGGCCGGTACAGGTCATAGGCGGTTTCGCGCCTAATCCTGTCTATAGCGCCCTGTATCGCGTTGTTTATGTGATTTTCAAAGTCACGCACAATAAAACCCCAAAGGGTGGACTAAACCACCTCAAAAGCCATCTCAAGGTTGCCCAATGTCGCTTTTTTCGCCATTTCAAAGTCATCTCCAATCAATTCGGAATAAGCATCAAGAGAAGCCTCTATTACAATCTCAGAAAAGCATAAAAGCTTACTCCTTAGCGCATTTATTCCGAACTTCTTAACAAATTCGATGTCCTTGTTTAGTTCTGGCATTCCAATGTAACCGCCAAGCTCCCAATTATCCTGTGTCATCATGTGAGTGACGGTTTTGTATCTTTCTTTGTATTCTCTAGCCGAACCTGCGATCTCTATAATAATTTTTGCGTTTGTCATTTTGACCTCCCAGTCTGATATCAGATTAATTCATTGATTCGATGTTGTCAAATACTTTGCAACAGTTAATCACGATTTTTTTTAAAAATTTTCAATTTCAAATTTCGAATTTGGATTAACAAAAACAAAAGATGGCCGATATTCGCTGGCTTTACAACTGTATCAAATTTTGACAAATAAATTTTGCGTGTAGATCGACCGTTTTAAGGGCTCAAAATGGTAAACGGACTTTTGGCGCAACGAGGGCGATTCTAAGGCCCGCTGTCGGCTCAGCGTCCACGTCATAGGGGCACACGGCGCACACCCCGCAGAATCGAAACTGCGAAGCCTGGTGCGGTATTATGTTCTCAGGTGTGACCGTTTCACTGGGCGCAATGGTTGCGGGGTCGGTGCTTGGACTACCTCGTACACGAGAACCCAATAAAAACAAGGGGTTGCGGTTGATAGGCTAAATAAAAGTGTCTCATTCACCGCAAAACCGCTGTCTTATGCGCGTCGCACTTTATATTAAAGAAAAAGACCAATCAATGCGGGCACATACGATGCCGAAATTCTAAAGCGCGACATTTTGCACCCCCTAAATTGCCCTATTTCGTGTTTGTCGCGTTTTAGATTCTCTTTTGTTTCCGGGGGGTTAGGTGCCAAAAAGTGCCCAAAAAAGTTAAAACGCGACAAATTGGGGGTAACACAATATTCCGCATCGACGAATTACCGTACACTCGCGCGTGTTTAATTATTAAAATAAATATATAGTTAACTCCCTTTATTTAGCGCCACTTATCCCCATGTCTTACCCCCTGAATACAATTCTGCTTTTTTGTGTGTTTTAAAGGCTTACCCCCCAATTTGTCGCACTTTACGTTTTTGAGGGGTGTTTTTGCGTGTAAGTATCTAATATCATTGACGAATCTAAAGTGCGACACGGTGGAATGCGGGTTTGCGGCGATGCGCCCCGAATAACCCAATGATATCGGTGTATTACATAAGTGCGACATTTTGGCAGATCGTTCTATTATTTTGTCGCGTTGTCGCGCTTTAGATTCTAAAACCGCCACCTGGGTGCCATAATCGGGGTAGATCGTTGATATAAATCGAACGGCCTATCGCGTATATTTTAATCACATACACTATATCTTGGCCCGTTCGTGTGTGTTCACCGTACACCAAATAGGCCGACCTAATCTCGGGGATTTCGGGAAAGTTTGGTCTGCGTTTTTTGTGTACGGTCTGAATATTTGATTAGCACTGTATGATAAATAACACCGGAGCGTGCGCCCTTTATTGTATATATTAACCGAATGAGTGGTGTGCGGCCAAATACTTGTCAAAGTACTTTGAATTACCCCTGTCCGATATGATACACTTCGCGTTTTCAAGTTAAAGTGCGACAAAGTGTCGCGTTTTAGATTTTGCATCATATTGATACAGAAATAGTGTCTCACCTGTAAAGCCAGAGCAACATATATGTTGCCCCAGGTATACATTAAAGGCCCCAATGTATACCCCAATGCACGGTCATGCACGCACCGATTTGTGCCTAATGCCGTCACGTGATAGGGTTAGGTGTGCCCGCATACTAACTAGCGAGCGCGTTCCGGGTCTAAGTCATCCAGGCATTCCCGGCCTAGCATGGGGATAGGTAAAAACCTCTGGTTGTCATAGGCGTAGCTATGACCATTCTGGGTGTGTGTGTAAACCCTGGCGCGTGCTGTGGCCATCCGGTGCGGGTAATCACGGAGGGATGGATACCCGTCGAGATGGCTTTACCTATTTACAGGCCGTATATGGTGTGCAAGCGTCTATATATGATAACAAGAAAATACGACCAAATAACAGAAGAATTCACCGTTAAGAGTACGCTGTCCGGGGACAAGAAATCACTACAGGTTATCGTTAGCGGCGGCGATGAAAGTTACGAATACAACCTGATGCGTGCCACAAAGCTTAGCCGGAAAAGGGTGTACTCTGGAATAGATCACGCCATAGGAAAGTACCGAACATTGCGGTGTCGTGATTACATTGGATAGACCAACACCCGCCCAGACGTCACTATTTATCGGCGGGCTAGGCATACCGGTTTCTTTCAATGCAACCTGGGACGATGAATTTCAGGGCGCTTTTTTGGGTCCTGGTGTACCTACCCATTGTATAGTCGCGCCGCATTATTACGATAGCGCCGGGCAACACTTAGCCGCATCGATGATAAACACAATTTGCAAAATTGAAGGCTGGCTTATGATTTACACAGAACACGATCACAAGAACTACGGAGTACCGCTCGATCATGTCTATGTTGATATGGTGTTTAACCGGAGCGGTATATTTAAAGAAGAATACGGCAGCGCGTCCGTTATAACCTTTAGCTTTCGGCATGAGCACGTAAAAGCCCTCGACTAAGTGTTACACCTAAGTAACACCCAATCGAGGGCCCTTTTGTACCTTTTCCGCCTATTCCTTAACGACAATGCTCCCATCGTTCATTAGCGTGTATTCGTATTCTTCACCCCATGACTCATCGAAAGCAACAACCCCCCACCCGGTCGTGTCGGACGTGTCTAGGTTGTGTTTTTTTCCAAGAAAAACCGAACTGCGTAACAGTTGCGCGAATTTGTAATTTGGGTCTGTCCCCCTTTTTGCTACAAACATCTTGTTGAATTCAACCAGCCATCCTGCGGTAGCCTCTGGGTATCCGTCCCAGTGCTTGTAAACCTTAGCCAAATTGAAACCTTCTATCTTTATCGTTGCTCGTGTTGCCATCTTAATCTCCTTTTTTTTAACCAGGTTTTATCTACTTTAATCCTTCAAAGGCTAGTGCTCGTTTAATCTTGTCACCAAGTGCCACAGACTCTGAAATAGTTTCGCCTAGCTCGATCATCGCTCTAGCTAAACCAGAGAAAGGACCAGTTATAGCGCCATCAACCTCGACTATCTCGATAACTCTTTTAGCGTGTACAAGTGCAAGCTTGTTTTTGCCTATATTTAAAGCATCCCCTTTTGGGCCGAGTCTTCCGTCTCTAGCCATTTCTGCTGTCTTTGCTGCTAACTTGATTTGTGCGATTTGTAGTTGTGATGTTTTCATTTCGACCTCCTAGGTACATACCCAGTATAAACGATCACTTTGCACTTGTAAAGTACTTTACAAGTATAAAGGTCGATTTGTGTCGAATCGTTACGAATTAAACAAAACACCTATAACCCGGAAAACTTTCTGCAACACTAAAGGTTAACGAATAAAGCCCTCTGCCATTAACACCGGCCACAAAAGATTCGACGCTGCACTTGTGGGGCTCCCCGTCCAAATTAAGATCTATAAGCTCGGCTGTTCGGTGTTTTTTTCTTGCGTATGTGAGCAATGTTTTCGACATAATCCCCGAAATATTTATTTTTCGCGGATTAATGTAATGCCCTACTACCTTTATCCGAAGATCTTCTGTTTCGAACGTTCTTGGCCTATATTGACCGTTAAAGACATCTACAGCCGATATGGCAGGTGGCCTTACCCCTTGAACGCCCGTATCGATGCAGAATGTCCCAAAAGCTACCGTTCTTTTGGTGGCTGCCTGATTACTGAATTTTATATAGTCCAACATATTACGCCTCTTTCGCCAGAATTTCAAAGTGTGCTTCGGTTGCGTGAAGTGTCGCGTTTGTACTTTCTCCCAGTACCGTCATTATCAATTCAAAGGCCGAATGATCTTCTTTTCTATCTATCTTCACAGAGACCCTTGATACGAAAGTGGGCCCACCGAGCTTTCCGATGTCCAAGTACACGCTGCGATCGCTTAAAGCGTCCGTTCCCTTATCTTCAAGAACAGAGACCCGCGAGGCGTCTTTTCTTATGTCCACACCCATCTCAGCGAGCTTGCCTATAAAGTGTTCGTCCTCGGCTTTTGTTATGTTCTCTGAGGCGGTGTAAATATCTGTTGTTCGTTCTTCTTGTTCTTTCATTGTTGTCTCCATGTCTCGTAGCTGGTTTTATTTACTTTGAGCTCGATTCCGTTTTTCATGTAAAAGGCGTAAACCTGGGTCGGTGATACGTATATCTTCTCGGTGTCGTTAATCTTTTGTCTTTTCTTCATCTTTCGGTATTTTCTGCCGAACGGTGACATCTTAAGCTTTTCGAAGTTCTTAATGTATAGCTTGGTTGCGAATACCCGCGCCGCATGTTCTGACCTTTCGATCGTGTTAACCATTTCAATCGGTAGCCCGAGCATACTTTCGCTCGATAGTCTCAAAGTCGGCATTTTGGGCTCTTCGGGGTAAACGTTGTGCGGTAATAGCTTAGGGATCTTTTGGTATACGCGACCCATATTAAACAACCCGCGCGAATCGAACAGTGCCTTTTGCCGGGTGATACATATATGCAACACCTAACAGGTCGAAAACTTCCGGGTCTATCTTGTAAAAGTAAAATCCGTCTGTCATTAGACCTGATCGTTTGCATGAAAGAGACGAGCAAGCTGATCGTATGTCTGAGCCGTTGAATGCCTCAAAGTTTGAACTTAGCGATGACATTTTTACCGCGCTTACTGCTTTGTTGAATTTTTCGATTTGTTGTTCTTTTAGGTTTGTCATTTGTAGCCTCCCAGTTACCTATCCAGATTAACCTATCGTTTCTGTATTGTAAAGTACTTTACAACGAATAATTAGGGTATTTGTCGTTTTTTACGCCTACCCGGACAATTTCGCCGTTAACCGTGCATCTGAAATCTAAAAAGTGCCGGTAACGTATCTCGCGAACCGAAAAGCAGAACAACATAAGATCGTAATGGATATACTCGATCGGCTTTTTTAATCCGAAAGCTATGCGGAAATATTCCATCACCTAGTTTCCTTTGGCATTTTTGGTCTCGGCATCCAATAAAAAATATCCCCGCAGCAAGATATGTCGTCTATGATCTCGCTGTGGAAGTACGCTGTACCGTCATCTTCGATTCGCCTAAATTCTGCCTCAACTATTCTGCCAGAAACTATCACAAGTACGGTATCTCCCTCATTCGGCGGGGTCTCTATTGTTAAAAAATCATTCATTTCTTACCTCTCCTGATCTTTCGCCATTTGCTGCCGAATGCGGACATCTTTCTGTGCTCCCACGCGCTTGCGTTAATGCAGAGAATAATTGTGGACATAGTTCTACCAGAACCGCGCCCGGCCATATCGTTTTCGAGAACCTTGCGAACATCTTCTGGCATTTCTGCGTCCGGGCGCAGGTCCTTTTGTTTAAAAAATATCACGATATCTCCTCGCGGAGCATGTTAAAGATCTCCGCATTTCTTCGCGCATCGTCGAGTGCGTCGTGTGTGTGTTTTTGTTTTGTCTTTATCTTCCTGATATTCGACCGCAGGTTTTTCTTTATGCCTTTATAGAGACTGTTTAGGTTCAAACAGCTATAACCTAGCGCCGAGCTCTCACCATATTCGGCAAGATAAGAGCAGGTGAACATCCAATCAAAGGCATTATCTACAACCGCTACCTTTCGGGATGGTGTTTTGCTTAACCACCTGTCGAATGCCTTCATGCCTTCCTCGGGAGGTTTAAAATTCATTGATTGCTCCCTGGTTACTCCTGAAACCTTCAAAGCACTGTCGAGGTAACATAAACTTACTGGCCGCAAGTAACTCATAAACTCCTCGCCAGTATCACAGTTTACTGCACCGATCTGTATCATCGAATACCTTAATGGGTGAGGGCCGTCGGCCTCAATGTCTATCGATATGTGCTCTATGCTCATATCTCATTGCCCCAGTTATCCCACCCTTCTTTTTCTCGCCTTGCGAACATCTCGAGCCTGCTTACGTCACCTAGGGATTCCACGATCATGTCTTGAACGATATCTGGCTTAACGCTATGTCCGAGCTTTGGGCACTTGATATCCACTGTAGTTTCAAATAGCTGTGGCACTTTCTCGCTCGCAAGTTTTAGCGGCCTGCCCTTTCGGTCTTTTGACGCCCAAAGGCAGAACTCGCTGTTTGGTTTTGTTAGCGATGCCCTGGGACCTTGCGAGCCTACCAGGGTCTCGCCATCTTTTTTTGTTTTAAACCAATTAAATGCACAGCCCCGATACACGAGTCCCCATGCGTCGATCGCCTCGATGGCGTTCTCTAGCTTTGGCCACGTGCCCCAGACGAATACGACGCACTTATCGTTTGTTAGGTCATAAACCGGAAGATCGTTTATATCGTCCTGCGTCATTAGGCTGTAGTGATTACCAGCAGCGCCCATTTTTGTTTGCGATCCGTAGTAAGGCCAGGGCGGGTCTAAGAGAACTACGTCGTATTTTTTGTTTGTTATGTTTTCGATCATTTTATAGGCTCCACTGTGTAGCTGTTTGGTGTGTTTGTTTTTATTATCCGCACCGGGTATTTTCTCTTTATAAATCTAAGAAATGGCACCCCGGGGAAGATGGGAATTCTTATGTACGCTATCTCGTGGTCATATATCCATGACGAATCGCTGTAAACCAGGTTCAGGTTTTCGTGCTCAACGAGGCCAAGGCAGTATCCTTTTGCGTCTGGGATATCGCTCTCTACGTCTTCCTTTGTTATCTTTAGAACGCCTTTAAAGTCTCTCCCGAAGTCCTCGATAACTGCGTTACCTTCATCTTTTTTACAATTCATGTCTGCACACCCTTTTACCCTTATAGCCCTTCCGTAGCATTGGTGAAAGACTTTACTCATAAATACTTTCCAGTAAGCTCTACCAATTTCTTGTAGTTAATTCTTTCTAGGTTCACATGTTCGCTTACGAGCGAGAGAGCGTACTCTTGACAGTTTTTTTTGTCGTGATCGCCCTGGTAGTCCATGTTCATCTTCGCAACCGCAAAACAGCGAATAAACAATTGATCCAGGCATTTTGAATTCCCTATGTAATTTTGTTCATCCGATGCAGTGTTCATGTTCTTGTTCATTAGTAGTTTTGAAGCTTCCAGTGATACTTTATTTTTAATTGATGTTTCCATTTTGCCTCCCAGCTATATAAAGATTATCACCTATATTTATAAATGTAAAGTACTTTACATATAAAAATTAAAGATTACTCATTTTGTTAACGGTCGGCGGTCCTTATGTTAAAAAATGGCGATTATTAAAATAAAGCACTTTAGGGAATTGTTCCCCCCTCCCGTATATATTAATACGGCTGTGATCTATATATAGATTAGCATCCCGGTTTTCGATTGTAAAGTACTTTGATTTGATTTATCGATTTTGTTGTTTACATGTCTCGATTTGTGTAATAAAAATAACTCAAGACTTACGGGAGTTGATATGAAAGAAAAACAAAAAGAAGCGCTTGCTGTTCTTGAGTCGTGCATAAAAAGGCGAATAGGCGGCAATTTTAAAATGTCTGCATCAATATGCAAAGACTTCGACAATTACTGCGAAAGCAACGATTTTTGCAATTTAATGTTCGATGTATATATAACCATGGAAGATGTGAGATTTTTCTCAATACCTAGGCTATACACAAGAATAGATCTTACGTTCTGCGAAGGCAGCGGCGAACCACAAGAAGAGGTGGACAGGGCAATACTTAACGCTTTTGGACTCCTGTACAGAATGAACGAAAAGAACAATGCAAGGTGGGATATCGATGAGTGATCAAAAAGTCATAGACATGGAGCAGGTGGAGGAGTTTTCCATAACCCAATCAAGGGAGTCGATAGATGTTACTTCCGGTTTCGTCAGAGAGTACATACCAGGCGAAACAACTGATATTATATCCTTCCTGCATGAAGGCACAACCTACAAAATGAAGTGTGAAAGGCTGCCGGGCGTGTCTGATGCCGGTAAAACATTTCGAAGAATAATGGCCGCCTCCAGGGCTTTGAACGTATTCGATGATAATCTTTGGCGCTATGGCGACAGCAGAGTGCCCCTAGACATGATCTCCAAAATAGAAGGGGGAAGTAGGCAATGGCGAAATTTCGATCACCCGGAAACACCTGACTACATAGGAGAGCTCGTTATGGCCAAAATGAGCCCATTCACCTATAGCGATCACAGGCCGATAGAAAATGAGGGATACCCGGAGCACGAGGTCGTTTCCCGAATAACCAAGACGGACGTTTTCAAGATGTACTCTGTAAACACGATCGAGCCCGTAATGCCTATCCAGGGCGTAAAGTACCTCGCAACCCGTTGGCGTCCCATTTCTTAGCCATTAATGGTTTACAAAACATGAGCACTGTGCAATTTGTTTTTAACTTTTACTTAAGGAGAGTTTAATGAAATTTTTATCTGCATTTATTATTTTATACGTTGCGGTTATGTTTTTTTACATATCGAAGCGGTTTTTCGATAGGTCAAAACCAGAGGACGGAAGCGTCGCTGAAAAGAACCTTAACAAGAAAAGCATAGTTACTGAAATCAAGGAAACTTTACATGACCTCGGAGGCATGAATGACTAAATTAATCACTATACTTTGTTTTGCTTTTATCTCATCGGGTTGCGCCTATGAGACGGTTTCACCGGGACACAAGGGGGTCCAGGTTTCGTGGGCAGGTGAAACTAATATGAAAAGAGTTTACTCCGAAGGATATCACGGCGGAATGCACTGGCTCATTGACGACATGGTCGAGTATGATTGCCGGGAGCAGACTGCTGTTGCCAAATTTCATTTTAATGACGCTAACAACATGGTGACTGGTGTTGAGATTGCAGTCGATTATAGCAACGACCCCGATCGTGTGAACCTCTTACACACCAAGATATCCGACGTTAAAACTAAAATGGAAAAAACGATCAAGAGCGCCGGAAAAGAGGTTGTCCCAAGTTACGCCGCTGTGGATTTAAACCTCACAAAGAGGGGCGAAGCGGAAGAAAGACTTGCTGAAATACTCTCTGACGAGTTCCCGGAGTTCTTTCTTTTACTGAAGAGGGTTCAGATAACCGACGTAGACATTCCCAGTGTTATATCCGAACAAGCGATGCGAACTGCGGAGCAAATAGAAAAGAACAAGCTAGCGGCCGAGATGGCAGAGGAAAAAACCAATTTAGGTCATGCAATCGTAGCGGAGGCAAAAGCTAAAGCAGAAGCGGCAAGATACGAGGCTGAGGCTGCCAAGATGCTATCGACACCGGAGATCATAAAGCTCCGAGAAATAGAGGTCGAAGCACTATGGGCCCAGAGCGGAAATTCCAAGTACGGATCTCATAATATGTTCGGAACCGCAAACGCTTTTAAGCTGGTAAAATAGTGATTTCGGACGGGTAGTTCAGCGGTAGAGCAGTCGGCTCATAACCGATCAGTCGCGGGTTCAAATCCCGCCCCGTCCACCATTTGCGCGTCTTTTTAGCATTCTGCGCGCGATTAGGCCCTCCCTGGGTGCCGTCCGGTAGGCAAAGCTGATTTAAGCTTGCTCATTATCCGGGCGGATTTTGTTTTACTTATAGCTTTTTAGTGCTACAATAGAGTGACAGTACCCAACACGCTACCCATTAGAACAGCGTCCCAGGTTGGGTCATTTTTATTTGCATTAAAAACGGGAGAAATAATGGCATTTTTTGAGACTGATTTTAAATTTGGGGACTCGTGCTTAGGGAAAACAAGTTCAACGATTAAAATGGAACATTCAGATGTTGTTGTTTTTGATAGCTTTTTTAGTGGTAAAAACCTGATCCTTATGAGATTAATAAGTGCATTTAAAGAATACCCAAAACTTGATAGTTGTTTCTGGTTCAAGGGTTAGTTTATTTTTTGAGTCTTTAGTGTAACGGTAGCACAGGCCCAGTGTGGGCGCATCAAGAGCAGGTTCGACTCCCGCGAGACTCTTTAAGCTTGGAGGTTGTTATGAGAATAAAAAGAATACTGTCAAGAAGCAGAAGAGACCTGGAATGCGAATATATTTGTGATTTCTGCGGTCACGAGCACGTGGACTATGGGTATGATGATCTCAATTTTCACGAAGAGGTAATACCTAATTTTAAATGCCCTGATTGCGGAAAGAATGGTGGCAAACACAAGAGTTCACCAAAGTATGAGGACTCCAAGGTTATTTAAGTTTTGATTGTATCTCGTACATGAGAGCTTGCATCGACTTAAATTCCCTGTTGAGAGACTCTATCTCGCTAGACTGGTGTTTCTCGGCAGAGGCAAGTCTTGATTTCAGCTTGAATATCTTTGTCGAGTAAAATGTCATACCGGCCACAACCGCAATTATGACGATCAACCTCTCGACTCCAGCCAGGTAGTAATTAGCGCTGCTCATTCTAGTATCATATCATCCGTTGGATAATATCTTTTCCCGTTTCTGTAGTGAGGCATGCGATCGTGCTTTTCTATCTTGTTGATAAAATATCTTCTGACCTCGGACAGTGAGTCTCGCATTCTATCAGAATAGTTTTTTAGGTTTCTAATCTCTACGTCCTGGACCTGCTCAACAATTGTCACCCTTTCGTTCAAGTCTGATATCACGGTAGCGTATCCGAATGTGGCCGCAACCAGGGCAACGATAACCGTTATCCGCTCGGCCTTTCCGACGTGATCGTGACTCATTAATTCAGCTTTTTCTTCTGAGCTCATTCCACACCATACACCCAATCTTTAAAAAATGTAAGCAGAACTGGGCCGTCAAACTAAAAAAGACCCATGGGGGTTTAAATAACTGCAAAATAGGTGTATCAGTTAAATATGAGTTCAGAAGAAGTTTTCAACGCATATATGATAAACAGCCTTTCGGAGCATATGGATCTAGACCATGAAACTGCAAAAGCAAAGGTCTCCTGCTATTTCAAGGGCGATTGCTGTTCTACTTATGCAAAGTATCTCGACATGTGCTCACTAACCTATAACGGTCCATCTTTTGACCTAACCGGAGGATATCTTGATCCAAAGTAAAAAACGCGTTCTCGTTCTGCTGCTAATCGGGGCACTTTTAAGTCTTGGAATGGCATCGACATCTGCCGTTATGGACGCAACATTTAACCCCCATTCCGGTTTAAACGTCCTTACCTCATGGGACCACTTAAACGCGACAAGGTACGACAGTTCAGATCGTGTTCGTGACGCATGGGCTCAGACCAATTACACAAGTCACCACACCGACAACATAGATCGACCGAAGACTGGAAAAACAACCCCTGTTCTTCTCGATGCTCGAAAAGCAAGAGATGGTGAACTCGAGGAGGCGTACGCCCTTATCGAAGAATACCAGCTCGAATACCAACCTGTACAGGGGGAGCGGAGTAATGGCAAAAAGTACAAGTTTAACAAACTGTTTAATTTCGATGATATAAACCAGTGGCGAATTCACCACCCTGTCCACTACGTAAGAACGATAGACGAGAACGGGGTAGCGGGGGAAAGCACGACGGTTAAAGACCTGGCGCTCCAGCTTTGTATGACCGATGCTGGGAAATACTACGAGCCCGCCTCGTCGGATACATGTACCCCCGACGTAAAGATATCAAGGCCAGAGACCTATACCATATTCGCCGAGTACGACGACAAGGGCGGTTTCAATCTAGGTACGCACCTCTCCCAGATAAACTACAGTAAATCGGGTCACATAAAAAGCATGGGGAACGGGGACATCTATTTTGAAAAGGGGCCAAAAGAAGACCCCTCTCCGCTTATTCGGTTTTTGGCGCGAGCCGGGATAATCGACTATTACGATGAATTCGTAGAGGAGAATTCGGAGGGTGATAAATTTTTAAGGGTAAGACACGTAGGAAGCCATGGATACGGTGATGTGATGTTTATGCCAATTCTCACAAAAGCGCAGGCTGGGCTTTAATCTATAACTTCATGTATTGACTACTGCATGTAAAAATGTGATAAAGGTTAAGACAGACCTCCAGGTAATGTCACCTAGGGCCGCTTTCAACTCCCAGTTAGGCGGCCCTTTTTATTAAATTTAAAGGACGTAAAAATGACAAAAAAGAGAGCAAGCACAAAAAAGAAACCGCAAAAAACAAACAAGGCGGTAAAGCCAACACTCCGTCAAGCGATAAAGGCAAAGGCAGAGGGTAAGGATGAAAAACCTAAACGTTTAACTCTCAAATCACTTCGCCAGGAGTCAATAGAAAGTGGCAACAAGTTATTGATAACTATCAGACAGCTTTACCAGGAGTTTAGCAGTCATCGCGAGGAGTCAATAGAGCAGATCGAAGATGTAAAAAAAGTGGTCGAGATGCTTGGTGACAAGATTGACGAAAATAAGGGAGCGGACGATGGAAGATATATGCACGTAGAGGCAAATACGGGGGCGATACGGATAAACCAGCTATTTATAGCCATAACCTTCTGCGCGTCACTGGCGAACATCGCCCTGCATTTTCTTTCTAAGTAGTGCCGCGAGCTTCTTTAAATAACCTGTAGAGTTCCCCTTTTCTTTTGGGGAAATCTCGGGTTATTTCTTTTATGAACGGCACCATGTTTGACTTGTTCTCGTCGATGGACCCGGCAATTGCCATTTGCCCGGATATCTTCTCCCGAGCCGTCAGAACGAAGGATATTTCTATAAGCTTCTGAGCAACCTCTAGCTGGTTGTAGAATTTTATATCCATACCGTTTCCTATGTCCGCATCGTTAAGCGATATAAGATAAGCCATCGAGTTCCCCTTGTCTGTCAGGAACTCTATCTTTTTACAGACAACGCCCCAGTCTACAAGTTTTCTGCACAATTGCTTAGGTATAGAGAATACGCTTGCGATCTCTTTCTCGTTATAAGTTTTTGAGGTAACACTTCCCATTCAACACTCTAGCATAAGGTGCCGAATTTTAACGATTGAAGACGTTTGTTAAATTTTTATTCTAATGTTTTGTTCATTTGGCTTGTCGATATGGAAAAACGGTGCCATTGTCTTATTTCAATCTTTACGGATCGGGAGGCCCAATAATGAGTATTAGTGACTTGAAAGATCGAAGAGATCTTGCAAAGCAATTTCTGGAGGTAATAAAGGGGTCGGAAGATAAGCGGATAGGGATAACATCGCTACCGGGTGCAAAGAAAAAAGACGGCACCTCTTACCCTAATTACAACGGCGTTTTTGACAGCATACCGGCAGCGATAGATGCGATCTTCGAACACGAGAGAATGAAGTTCGACGAAAAGCCGCAGTTCTTTCCATTTGTTAACAAATTAAACCCTGACACCGTAGAGGTAACGAATGGTTTTGTCAGGGGAATGTCCATAAAGCAGAACCAGATCGATGCGATCACGGTTCTGTGCGTGGACATTGACCCACCGGACAATTGCCCGCGACCGGTTGAGCGATCTACCTTGAACGAGTGCATAGATGCTGCAAAATTTATCGACCTGAAAATGAGAGAAAAACATTACCCGTCTGCGCTCATAACATCGAGCGGAAACGGTGCGCAGATGTTTTATAAGTGCGGCGAAGTTGAATATTTACCAGAGGAAGCCGAAGAGGATCTTGGGCATGTTTTCTTAAGGTTTATGCAGTTACACAGCGCAAACCCAAGACACGGTTTCGACTTTGACGTAACCGTTGACGTTAGCGTAGGGAACGCGGTAAGGATCATGCGCCTTCCCGGCACTAGAAACTGGAAAAAAAGAAATCGCGAAGGTAAGGATATCGTTTTTAGAACAGCTGATATCGTAACCGACATGAAACACTTTAACGCGCAACCTATACACCCGGACATGGTGAGTCTCCTTCGCGAATGGGGCAATGAAAACCCCAGCCATAAAAAGAAGACATTCTTTGGCGAGCTAAAGGCTGCGCCGATAACCGAGAAAGACTACGAAGAGGCCGAGGCTCGATGCTCATATGAGACAAGGATAAAGAGAGCCATAAAGTATGTTAAATCATGGGACCCGGAAGGAGAGGGAAATCGTTCAAATACCGTATTCTCGACATCTGGACAATTTCTTACGCGCGGACTGCTTATAAGGATCGATGACGCCGCAAAGATAATGCACGAGCATTGGAATGTTAGAAACAAAAGCCCGCTACCGTTCGGTGGTCCCGGAATACAGAGCGGGCTGTGGTATCACACCTATAGATCTGCGATGCACGGAAAGAACGTGATGATGCTCGGGTCCGAGATAGGCGAGTTATCAACAAAAGAGATTGAAGACGAGGCAAAAAGACTGGCCGGTTGGAATGAGGAGGCTGCCAGAAAACTTTCGATTGAGGCGTTGTGCCACGCCGATATGGAAGTTGAGAACCTAATAAAACATACCAGTGAATTGGCGGACAAGGACCTGATACGGTCAGAGTCGAGAGGCACATACTTTGAGAAGTGCGCAATGACACCGGATATGATATGGGCGCCTGGCGGCAAGTCAAACGTGCTAAATCTTTTTACAGAATTCTGTATGGGTGCAAAGGGTGATATGCCCGCTGGAAGCTTGCTGGCGTCGCTGTCGCTTTTCTCGCAGCTTTTAAGCAAGAAATACAGCACACCCATATTCGAGCGACTCAAGGGCAATCTGGACCTCTGGAATTGCCACATTGCGCGATCTGGTACTGGTAAGTCTTTTCCAGTCAAAAAGATATACAAGGCAGTGAAGGGTGCTGGTTGCGAATATATGATCGGAGGTGAGACGATCGTGTCCAAAAAGTCTGCGCTTAATAAGTTGGTCATGTCGCCTGGTCACGGTGTTCTTTTCCCTATCGATGAAGCGGGCGATTTTTTCAGGGGGTTGCGGGAGGGAGGCGCAGGTTATCAGAAGGCAATAACCACCTTCCTAAAGGCTACTTATTCGGTGGATGATTATTGCGACGATATGTCGAACGAAGAATTCAAAGCGCAGAAGGGAAAGAAAAAGGTATCAATAAAGGTTGATAGGCCGTGTTTAGGAATTCACGCATCAATGACACCTGGTCAATTCAAGGATCTGTTCGATGACCGGGACAAGGAGTCAGGCATGGCTAACAGGTGGCTGTTTCTTTACGACCTCATAATGCTCGTGGAGGACGAAATAGTGACGGACCCTAACCGAAACGGGGGCTGCTTCGAGGAGGCGCTTGTGCCTTCCAAAGTAATTGACTTTATGAAGCTCATACCTGAAAAGTCTGAGCTGCCAGAGGGGTCAAAGCTTCAAGAGTACGATAAAGAGACAGGTGCAATAAAGGAGCCCGAGGGCGAAGATATAACGCCTTACTTTAATGTGGCGGACGTCATCGTTTGCGATTTCTCTGAGCTTGCCCATAGTGTGGCCTGTAACGTTAGAATGTTTGAGAACAAGATAAGGAAAAGACTGGATATAACGAGGAGCTATGTTCGGGAAAACAGCCTCGGCAGGTATTATCAAAACATAGTCAAGATCGCTTCCATATCCGCAATATGTCAATCCAAGAATTTGAAGAAGGTCATAATATCGGAGGACGATATGCGATGGGCGGCAAATATCGTAAATAGGAGCGTCGCTACTTTCTGGTCGATAGACTCCGAGTCTTCTTCGGTTTCATCTAACGAGAGGTACTATGACGAGCTCATTTCAGAACTAGAAAAAAGGTTTTCTCTGATGTCAGAGGAAGAAAGGATTTACAAGGGAGGTCTAACAAAAAGAGACCTTGTTAGGAACTCCAGAATGTGCGCATCGCTAAAGAAGACGCGAGTCAGTCACGGTGTGACGCAGCTGGACTCCGTGATCGATATGGCCCTCGCTAACGGTGACATCGTGGAAGTTTCAAAGGGCGATCAGATAAAAAGAATAAGGGTAAGAGGCGAAGAGGCGCCGAAGCGAATAACCGAGAGATACTTGCCAACGTACAAGGACAGAAACGACCCAATGCTGGATATGATGATATCAAAAAGATTTTAATGGGTTGACAAAAACGAGGGATAGAAATATGAAAAGGTATGATTACAATAAAGATAAGAATGTTAGCGGAGGAGGTTGGAGTGTCACGGCAAACGATCTACTCACTAATAAAGAAGGGAATGATAAAACAGTTAAAACCTGGACTGGTAAGAGTCCAGAGCGTTACCTTTGTGAGAAACATGATACAGGAGAGGTATCGAAATTGATAAGCGAGAATTGGGCAGAGTTTGATTTTGAGACCGGCGATTTCTTGCTTAAAAAAACGGAAAACAACGACCCGCAAACCGAGACGGAGGTCCTGTCACACGTTTTTGAATTGGTAACTATAATGGACTGGATACTGCATGGTTTCGATGTCATGGAAAAAGCACAAGTAGAGATGGAAAAAGTAATAGCAAGCGCCCATGAGGACGCATACAACGGAGAGATGGATTATGGCGTTTGATTTAAGCAAGTACAAGAGCACTAAGGAATGTGGACCTGATAAGCAGAGTAAGAAATATTTCTACTACGGCCCACCTGAAGCCGGGAAAACTACACTCACAAAAGGACTGATAGAAGAAGGTGTCTTCCTTATTTCGTCAGAGCGAGGAAGCAGTTCTCTTGCCGATTACGACATCCCGACACAGGAAGTTTCAAATATAGAAGAGTGCATCGAGATGGTTAGAAAGATTATCAACGAAGACAAGGGCGAGACGATTAAGCATATCGTAATTGATTCTCTTTCCGATCTACTAGGTCGCGATGTGGCTGCTGGGTCCGGTGACGGAAGAAAGGTCTACGGTACCATGTTTGCGAAATTCCAGAAGCTTATGCTTTTATTTGAGGGTCAAAATGCCCCTACTTTCTGGGGGATATCTCACCAGGAAGACGAGAAAAAGTACACATCATCCGAGAATTTTATTCTCACCGGAAAGGTTATGCCCTCACTTCCGGGCTCGGCCTCGTGGAATAAGATCCAGTATGAGTTTGATCTCATAATGCGACTTACTGTTATCGACGGCGTTCGAAAGCTACAGTGTCGGGACTCAGATAAGGGCTGGGCAAAGGATCGAACCGGGCTTCTCGATAAGTGGGAAGAGGCAGACTTGGGCCATGTCTTGAAGAAGCTAAGAGGCGGTAAGATTGAAGAAGACGCAACATGATGATTGCATCAAGAAACGTATCGGACGTCATTCGTTTGATCATAGTTTTTATTGCGCTGATTGTGATGTAGTCATTGTCGATTTCGACTTAGAGGGCTACACCAATCATTTATACGAGGTTTTTAGGTCCAGAAGGATCTACTTAAACGAAACTAACAACTAACAACTAACAACTAACAACTAAGGAAAAAAAATATGCATGATCTATCAAAATTCTACCAAGAATTCGACAATGGTACACTCAAGACAGGCGGCAACAGTGACGACACTATCCCGGACGGAAAGCACCTAGTACAGTATGACGAATACAAGTCTGGAGTATCAAAAAGCGGTAACGCGTATGAGCTTTATGAGCTTGTTATCTTGAGCGAGAACAGTAAAGGGCTGCGGACATCAAAGTACGCAAACTTTAATAGCAAAAACGAGAAAAGCCGAGACTACGCATTCAAAGAGGCTGCGATCGTTTGCGGTGTTAACGGGATTCGCCCAGCTCCTTTTTCCGGTGAGAAGCTTGAAAAGTGTGTCGTTTGGGCAGACTTTGTAACGAAAGATTACCAGGGGCAGCCTCATCAGAATATTTATATTCTCAACGAGTCAGTGCCAGAGGGGCAGGCCAAGAAGGATCAAGACCCTTTCGCCAATGCCTAACATTTAACGGCGGGCTTCGGCCCGCTTTTTTTAACTGGGAAATATGAAAAAAGATAAATACTACTGGCAGGGTGAGGCCGTCGATGCCGTCTTTAAATTCGGAAAAGCACACCCGGACAAGAACGGACTAATAGTTGCCCCTGTCGGCACCGGAAAATCACACGTTATAGCGAGAACCGCAAAAAGAGTAATAGATGCCGGTGGCCGGGTTTTACTTATAACAGACAGCCCAAAGCTTGTGATGCAGAACGCGCTAAGGTGCGAGGAGTACACAAAAACTCGATGCGGTATCTACTGCGCAAAGCTTAAAACTAAAGACGTTAAACAGTCGATCATATCCGCCTCCATATATTCGATAGCTTCTGCTCTAAAAAAAGACATAAACGCAATTGGCAAATTCGATCTAGTCATGATCGACGAATGCCACATGATAAATTTAAAGGACGTCGGCACGTACCGAAGGGTGATAAGACAGCTACAGGACGGTTACAAAAGGCCGCCCCGAATAATAGGTCTAACCGCTACCAATTACAGATTAGGTCAGGGATACATAACCACCGGTTATGACGCGCTCTTTGATACGATAATATACGAGTACACCGTAACACAAGCCCTTCTGGACGGCCTATGGTGCCCTCCCGTATCACCCGCAACCGTAAAAGTTTTTGACACATCTTTACTAAAAAAGAGCGGTGACGATTTCACGAAGGCGTCGAGAAAAAAATACGCTGGAAACAAGGAAACAACCGCACAGGCTGTAGACGATGCTTTGCGAAATTCTAGGGATAGACACTCTACTATGTGGTTCGCGGCGTCAGTTGAGCAGGCTGTGTGGATAAGAGACATACTATCTGATCGTGGAATAGTTGCGGGCCTGATTGTCGGTGACAGGAAAATAGCCCCTGATAAGTACCAAGAAAACATGCTCGAAAAATTCGAACGAAACGAGATAAAACATATCGTTAATTGTGAGATGCTAACGAAGGGTTATGATTGCCCTCGGGTTGATTGCGGTGTATTGTTTTTTGCAACAGCAAGCGCGGCTAAGTTTATGCAAGTCTGCGGTAGGATTTTAAGGTTATACGATGGCGAAGATTACAAGAAATATGACGCATTACTACTTGATTACGGTGGCAATTTCGATAGGCATGGTCCTCTTAACAAGCTGCAAATTAAAGACAAGTTACGAGATAGACCGCCAAGCGGAGACAATTACTTACCGCTCAAGACCTGCCCGAAGTGCAAAGCTGGAAAAATTGCTCTATCTGCTAGAGTCTGCCCGTTCGAAACGTGCGGATACGAATTCCCAGTAGGGGCGATAAGAAACACCGAGGCCGAGGTAATTGATCCAATAGACTTCGATATGGGCGGGGTTAATGCAAAGCTTTACGCCGTGGACCAGGTTTATTATTCAATACATGACAAAAAAAGAGTAGGACTGAACAAGTACGTACCGGTAAAAATTCCATCGATGAAGGTAACATATCGATGCGGCAACATCGATGTTGTGGAGTGGGTCCATTACGATCACTATGGCGAGCTAAAGAGACAGGCCAAGATATGGCACTCTATCTTTTCCGAGTCCAGAATGGTGGAGAGTACGATGGCTAACCTCAAGAACCATAAACAGTTCGCTTGGCCCACGGTTGTTTATGCCTATAAGTCAAAATCAAAATGGTTCCCGTGCGCATACGGTCTGGGTGGAGATATAGTTTATAAGCCCGGCTTCTTTGGAGGGGTTGCGAACGACATAGAAGAGGTTAAACCCGCAACCATGGAAACTCTATTTGATCTTGGCTCATTTACAGATACGGGAGCAGTTAATGACAGGTGATTTTAAATATTTCGACAGCGCTGGGATAGGTAGACCCAGAGTGAGCCAGGTAATAAAGCACTGGGAAGGTGATCGGAGCTTTCTGGATAACTACAATAAGAAAAACGTTTTTCACCATATGGTTAGAGAATTTTTACCGTCTATTTTTGCGCCAAAAATAGAAAGTGCGATAAGTGGGATAATTGGTGGTGATATATCCAGCGAAAAACAGATAACCAAGGCTATAAAAGACATCGTAAAAGTAAGGATAAGCCGGGGCGGAGATCATGAAAAACAGGTCCTGGAAGGATCGGATAACTTTTTCGCTGCCGATAACGGCACAGCAGTTCACAACATCGGCGAGATGCGAATGTGTAAGTACTCGGGGACTCTTTACAAGGGGACCGACCCGCATGTCGATTATATAAGAGAAGAGGCGCCGAGAGAATACATTTATGCGATGAATAGCCTGGATATGTGGTGGGAAGATTTCAAGAAAAAGAACATGGCGATCGTTGAGGTTGAAAAATCTATGTGCTCCGATCTGCACGGTTTCGGCGGCGAGCCTGATCACATCGTAGAGTGGGAGCACGGGGGTTTAAAGATAGGCGACTTTAAGGTTTCACGAGAGATGCGAACGTCCCATATGGTGCAGCTGGGCGCATACTCAATACTGGGTAAAGAGTTCGACCTAGACATCCGCGCAACCGAGATAATTCACATACATAAAACAAAAAAACCTGGTTACGAGACCAGGTTAATTTACGGAAGAGAGCTCGCGGCGTGTGAAAATGCCTTCATGACGTGCTTGTCTATATTTAAACAGAAGGATATGATAGTTATATGAAAATAGTTAAATCTGGAAGAAACAGCATAACAGTTACAGCGGAGCCTAGCGATGATAGTGTCGAGTTTCAAAAAAAAATGAACGACACAGTTACCGTTTACTCCTTGTACAACACAACATTAATGAGTACTAAAGAAATATCAGATATGATGGGAGAGGAAGAATCCTACGTACTTGAAATAGTAAGCAATATAGAAGAAAGCATAGGAGCAGTTAGAGATGGCTAAAAAGATAAAACAAAAAGATAATTCAGTAGATGGAAAGATTGAGAACAAGAGACACAAACGGGTACGGTTAAACCTTATGAAATACTCCGCCCTTTCCGGGCAGGTAAACCATGTTATGAACCTTATACAAAGAAGCAGTTTCTTTATCGAGAATGACGATATCGGTTTTGACGAATCTGGAAGGTTTTATGTTGACTGCAAATTTAAATCAGAAGACGGATCTTTTCTTAACCTTTCCGAGCTTGTTGCTTTAGCCGACGGGCTTCAATCTGAAGACTCAGAAACTCCCGACAGCGAATAGCGTACTCGTTTATTACGTCTTCGGTTATGGGGCTCACGTAGGCCCCTATTTCTTTATCCCCGAACCCTTCTATGTTGTGGTGCATTCTGTGGTGATTTGAGCATAATGGTATGCACTTCTTAACCTCTCGCATTATGACTTCTGTCTTTTTGTATATAAGCTCTGACGGGTTAAATTCTTTATCTCCAGATATTACGTGATGATAATCTATTACGGAGCTATGAAATTCCTCGAAACATATCATGCACTTTGTACCGACAACTTCGGCTAGGCATTCTCTGTTGAACTCGGATATTTCTGCGTTTATCTTTGAGATACATATTTTGCACCTACTATTCCATTTGTTCTTTCCGTTTCTGTGAAATTCCGATAGGCTTCTTGTTTCATCGCATAGCCTGCATTTTTTTGTTTCTGATTCCACTTTTGGAACTAAACACTATTTAAAGCCGCAGTCACCCATACCAAACAAAAAAACCGCCCGAAGGCGGCTAAAATTTAATATGGTATTTAACTATACCCCGGCGTCTGACTTCTCAGATTCGACATCGAGAGATATTCCATCCATGACTTCGCCCAAACTTCCTGGGCACTGGTCAAAAGCGACCCCGAGAGAAACGATTAAGCCAAAGATCGCAACCTTAACTTTTGTAGATATTTCACGCATATTTGCTCCTTTGTTAATGGGTAACATTAACACCTGGAAAAAGTGATTGTTTAACTATTCTGCCAGTCTCATTTTAAGCTCGGCAAAAGTTCCACCCGCTGTGGTAAGGAACGACCATGTGCCGAGAGATCCGTTCTCGAAAACAAGGCTAAGTTTGTCCCCCTTTTCCGCAAAAAAGGTGGAATTCATATCTAGCCTTATATTCCAGAAATTGGTCCCGTTGGTGTTAATTATGGTAGCGCCTACCCTTTCTATTACCTCGCCCGTTCCCGATGTCCACTCCTGTCCTGGTCCGCCGTTTGGCGTAAATGTGCCGTTTTTAACTAGCAAGAGATGTATGTCGAATGGCCTGGCCCCGCCACCGCCGTTTGCAAGGTTTGTGGCGTACCTCATATTAAAGGTTCCATCTTCTTTAACTTCAAAATAATTCATGGCCCCAGCGTTTACCACCGGAACGCCATAGTATTGATGATAGAAATTGGCCCCGTAGTCATACCCCTCTGCTCCATCCGGTATTGACGGGGAACTTGCGGGTACGGTCCCGGCGTTGTTTAGTATTACTAGGTGATTTGTGTCTGCCGGTAGGGTGCTATTAGGGAATACGCTATTATCGGCCATGGTGGTGTAATCCTTGTATACTTTCACGGCCCTGGCTGTCCTGTAGCCGGAAACACTATCAACATAACAACCGGCGCTCGCGGTAAGAGCCGCCCCAATCAGTATCTTGCAGAACTTCGACCCAGCCGGTGCGGATATCCCATCTATCCTGGATTTAGACCACTTAAGTATCTCGAATGCGTTGTCTTTAAAATCTACAAAACTTGTGCCAATTATTGTCAATTTGTCCTCCCCTATCCATTCTATCATCATTCCGACCCCAGGAGTGCCTGATGCCGAATCACTTGTCCAGGTTACCTCAAAACTATAGGGAGTGCTATCATCGCCTAAAATTGGGACAATATCCGATGATAATCCGCGTCTTTCTCCGTTTGTTGTGAATAATGGGCTGTTGCTATTGCTCTCAAAGCTTATACTTTGGGTCCCAGAGGCAGTTACCGTCTTTGAGGGATTTATACCGGAAGAGCTGAGCCATCTGATGCCGGTCCTGTCTTTCCATCCGTCAGGCGTGTATCTTTCGCCCCTGGTCATTTGCTGGAAGTTCTGGTTTCTTATTCCAAGGTATTTTCCGCCTGTGTAGTAATCCGTTCTGTCCATAAAGGTTCTAACGGTTGCGATCATATCACCTGTTCTAACGTCGGTCAGTGATTCTTCGGTGTCCAGTACGGGGGGTTGAGCTATCCCTGGCCTTGCCTCTATTTGTAGCCATTTCTTGAAACCGGCTGAAGGCTTCCCACGCAGCTTTAACTGGGTGGTTTTCTTTTGATTATCAATGGTATGCGCGACCGACTGCACAGCCAGTATCTGGGAAACCGTATAATATAGCGGGTTAGGCGTCATGATCGCCTTATCGTTAACAGATACTGTCGGATCGTAATCAACGGTGACGCTGTGCGAGAATTGTGGCTCATCCAGGTCCTGTATCATCCCCAGGGCGAACCTTCCGGCCTCTTTGACCGTATCGATCTGGCTCGAGCTCTCCTCCGCTACCTCCATGAATTTTCTACCGTATTTTGCTATAGATGCCGGGTTTTCTATCTGGACGTATGCTGGCGTGCTGTTTCCGTGATTATCGGGACCCATGTTGTCGTTTGTGGCGATATATGACCCCGGTATAGTAAGTGCCGTATTAACGTCTGGGCGCGAAGCAGCGTCCGCGTAAGGCTCGCGAGACTGGTATATGACCCGAACTACGTTTCTGACCGTTGTGTCGTCTATGCGGGCATCTGAGGCCGCCAGAACGTCCTCTGGTTTTATGACTTTTGCCGCAGACACAAGGTCGCGGTCAGGGTCGTGAAAGTCTAGCTCCCAGGCCGATGTGTCGTTTTGGTACCTGTATTTGCATATCCAGGCCAATTGGGACGCCCTCTCTGTTATAGCACTAAGAACGGGCTCCCGCCTCTGTTTATAGGCTGCAATATTCCAATCCGGTGATCCCGTGACTCTTAGAGTTATCGGCGAATACGAACCAGTTTTTGCGGGTCTCCCGACCAATTGTTGAGTGTCGTCGTTATCGTCCAATATTTTCTGCATTTCACCTTGAACTGGCAAGGTGGACGAAACAACCACAGCTCCGTCATCGTTTTTGTATTGTGCCCCATACTCGTATTCTGTCTCGATATATGCATCGATTAGTGGGCCAGAAAGGTCCCGGCACTCTATCGATATCTCCTCGGTCCCTCCGAAGTCTATCTGATTTATAGATCCCTTGAAGACGCTCATGTAGTCGCTGCTGTCCGGTGATATCAGGTGTGGCGTCATCGCTGAGAACACTTCTATACCTGCACGAGACCTAAGAAGCTCGGAATATGAAAGAACGTCCAATTTGTCAGAAAAGTTAACAGGGCTGTCCGTCTTAAGCGGTGCCATTGACTTTTTTCTTTTTGATCGCTTTAAAGATATGGTCGCGAGACCTGTAACCTGGTCGGTCTCGTCTCCGTAAGATATACCAGAAATCCAATCCTCATCAAGAAAGTCTTCAAGCTTTTGGGCAGAAGAATTCTGATCTTCTATTTCAACAGAAAAGCTTCGCGCCACGTTAAAACTGTCAAGCTTGCCTCGCCTAAAGTCGCCTCGTATTTCTTCATCCGTCAGAGGTCTGTCCCAAAAATAAAGGCCAGAGCATAGCATGTCCGTATTTGAGACATCCGATGAACCGCTAACCACGCCACCTATGTTAAAACCCGCGAGACTTCCTCCCGTAGGCTTTCCTTCTCCTGGGCTAAAGTAACCCTGAACCCCATTAACTATTATCTCCAGATCTCTATTCGCCCCGGCCTCTGTGGACCTTATAAGTAAATAGTACCACTCGTCTTCTTTTAGGTATATGTCTGTTGATCGTTGCGTGAACGTACCACCAGACCTCCATGATGTACGAACCTGCCCACTGTTGAGAACAAAAATACCGGCCTGCCCCTGGTATGCCGCTGTCCCCTGTTGCGTGTTGTCTCCCCATACCGCGAAAAGATAACCGCTAGAAGAGGGCATATTAGTTATCTTAACCCATCCCCCAAAAGTGAAGTCCCCGGAGTTTGTTGCTGCGCCGGTATTAGAATTCCCGTTTGCGTATGATGTGCTATTTGAATAAGAATTGGCTTTCCCGACTATGCCGTTAACCTGGGTTATCGTGCCGGTGTGTGTTTGCATGTTGTAAGTGGTGGAAGAAGAAAACTGCCAGCACGCACTATTCGTGTTTGAGTCCGTATCGAGGTGAAAGTGCCTATTCGATACAGATTTGTAATGTATTTTTGGGTGTACGCCTCTATCATTCTCGTAATATCTTCTCATTTAAATCTCCGAAAATTCAACACTAAGGCTCACCAGATCGCCGTTCGGCCCCATGCCGTCGTGCGTAATATTTACCACCCCAGAGGAGCACTCTACCTTTCCGTTCAGCTTCCCGCCAGAAACTATTACGCCCGTTCCGGGTTGATAGTAATCAGAAAAAAGCCTGGCGGCGTGATTGCTTGTTATGTAATTATCGCAAAGGGTGAAATAGTGTATCTGCATATTCGCGAGAACCGATCCTGCCACGTTGAAACCGGTACCAACCTTGTTTATGTAAGGGGCCACCCCATCCACCCTAATTCCGTTCACGAAGTGCCAGTCTCTGTCCGTCACGCAATAGTGATCCCAGCTAGAATCGTCACCGACATTGCCCGATCTGTATCTTGCGAAATTTATTGACCATTGGTCTTTAAATCCGACGTCAAAAGTAGTGGAGGTTGTCACAAGATAACCGGTACCGAATGGCGTAGTTATGCCGAGACCTGCGGTGTTATAAGTTGATCCTAGTTCTGGCATGATGCCGCCGTCCGAATAGATGGCTCCGTCGAAGTCCCATCCATCATTAAGCCCAGAGAAAAGGTTACTGATCGTATCTGCGTCTTCTTTTTTTATATGTGATATGGCGAGTGACCATCTTCGTTTTATCTGTGATGATTCTTTTTTTTGTGTCCCATCTATCGACAGGCCCCGCGACGAAGTGGGGGCATATACAACTTTAAGGGAGGCATCCTTTGCCGGCACTGTCCACCCGTTAACCTTGATCGATGACATCATCGCCCCCTCTGATCGTTAAAGACATTGTTACGAATCCGGTTTTCTCTGACTCGGATATTTCATCAACGGATATGTGGCAGTTCTTTGCTTCGCCATCGAATAGCCTACCTGTTACCGCAACCAGGGGGGCGGGGCCGTACCGGTTTTTGTCATAACTATACTCTGCAAAAAAAACATCATCTAACCTATAAGGGAAGATAACAAGGTTGCAGAGATCATCAAGTACCGTGAAATTCAGGTTAACCTCTCCAGCCGAGTGAGTAGCTATTACTCCGGTCGCGGTTGTGTTGTCGTTATCAAGAAAGAACGGTTTACCGCCAAGGTTTCCAAATACTGTCCAGTCGTCTGATTGAATATCATATGCAACATTGCCGCCGACGACGGTTGATCCGTTCGTATTGTACGGGGTCGATGCGTCAGGGTCCACAACACATGACGACATAAGGTAAGAAGACGGCCTTATACCGGTAGATCCCTCGTTGCCGTTCGAGAAGTCTATATGATGATACTGGCCTTCACATATCTTTCTCAGTTGCTCGGCTATGTTTTCTCTCATTAATGATGTTTTAAGGTTGTAAACCTTTCTTCGGTTCCGAACACCGTCGAACATTATCCCGCCAACAGACCTGGTATAGCTTCCGATGTATTCGAAGGTCTCTGTGAGGCTTCCAATTTCCACCGGTACCACATGCCCGTTAACCTTTAAAAATCTTTCCATATACATTAGTTACCATTATTGTTTGATCTAGTCGATAAAGGATTACCGAAAACTAGGCTAGACCTTC